ATAACACTAAAAAGAGAAAATATAACACTAAAAAGAGAAAATATAACACTTAGTTAAAGATATATTACATATTTTATAAAATGGGAATCCCTGTATTTTTTAAAACCTTAATTACTGATTATACACATGTAATTAAACCTATTTCAAGTAAATCTATTCATAATTTATTTTTTGATTTGAATTGTTTGATCCATCCTTGTTGTGCCAAAGTTGAGGATGCTAATGAAGAAAAAATGATAACATCTATAATTGAAAGTATTCATAATTTAATTCATTTAACAGATGCTAAGTTTGTTTATATTGCGATAGATGGTCCAGCACCCAAAGCTAAAATGATTCAACAAAGGTCAAGACGTCATAAAAGTGTGTTAGAGGGGAAGAACTGGGACACAAATGCTATTACCCCTGGAACTAAATTTATGAATACTTTGAATGAAGTTTTACACAAAGAATTTAATAAACCCAATATTATTATATCTGATTCATCTGTTCCTGGTGAAGGAGAACATAAAATTTTACAATACATTAAAACAAATAAAATTAAGTTATCTAAACAATCTAATTGTATCTATGGCTTAGATGCTGATTTGATCATGTTATCATTATTATCGGGTATAAAAGATATGTCTTTGTTGAGAGAAAGAACATCATTTAATATTGAACAAATGGATTGTGAGTACTTATACCTTGATATCAATGCTCTAAAAAAAGAAATAATTAATGAATTTCCTAAGCTACACATACCTGCTAAAACCATTATCCATGATTATTGTTTTATTTGTTTCTTATTAGGTAATGATTTCATTAAACATTCGCCATCTTTGATTCTACGTTATGATGGTTTAGCACACCTAATAGGTTGTTATAAAAAATGTCAAGTGGATCACTCAAATAAATTTTATTTGATTAATCCGAACACAAAAAGTTTAATACACTGGGAAAACTTTAAAACATTTATTAAACATTTATCTTTTAAAGAAAATGATAGAATGAAAGATATAAAAGATATTCGTATTAAACAACATCACAAGTATAAAAGAATCTATGATGATATTCATAAAAACAAAGATGTAGTTGTAAATGAATCCTATAATAACCCATTTCCAGTCGAAGATATTATGAGACATAAACCAGTCATATTTATGAATGATGAAAATTATATTTTTGAAAAGAAAGAATTATGGATTAATCGGTACAACACATTCACTTTATTTGGTAACCATGAGTCTATACCAGTTAATGCACTTAATGATAAAGTTAATGAATATTGTTATGAATATTTAAAATCATTAGTGTGGACAAGTCATTATTATTTTCAAGAATGTATATCTCAGGGGTGGTATTATCCATATGAATCTGCTCCAACACTTCATGATTTAAGTAGATACTTAAGTTCAAATAAACGAGTCCACGTAAAAGTAGATAAGAATGTAAGTCCAATTAAGGAACAATTAGAATTTATATTCCCTAAACAAAGTTATTGTTTATGTGATGAACTAAACAGCGAAGGTTTAGAAGATTTTACAGGGTTTACAAAAGAATTTAGATTGTTGAAGAGGTATGATTGGGAATGTGAACCAATATTTGATTCCCATTAAGAATGTGAACCAATATTTGATTCCCATTAAGAATGTGAACTAATATTTGATTCCTTTTAAACAACTATTATTTTTTAACAATGTGCGTATACTCACAAAATCCTTTATCATTAAAGAATTTTAAAGTCAGTTTATTTTTACCGATTTGTAAGACTCCTGCCCCCAAACTAGGTGAAAAATAATCTAAACGACAATCATGTAGTGTATTCATATTAACAGTAGGATCATCATATGGTTCGCCACCTGTTCCTATGATACCCAAAGTAATACCATCATTTTTATTTATTAAACTTTTACAATGATCATGACCACATAAATACATATCTGGTTTTGTATCCCTAAATAAATCATTTAAGAATGTTTCATAACGTGGTTCAGCATTTTCATGACCAGCGATTGAACGCCATGTATGATGACCTACTACAACTTTGAATTTTTTCTTAGATTTATCTAATTTACTTTTCATAACATTAAGTTGGTGTTGTATTTCAGATTCCGATAATCTATCAGTATTGCTATCAACGTAGAAAAATTCTACTGCTCCTTTTACAAATGAATAATATTTTGTGGGCATGTACCATTTTTTAGAGTGTTTAGTATACTCCACCTGAGATTTAGAATTATCTTTAAGACCTAATAATTTTCTTTGATATCCATAATCATGGTTACCTAAACACATATACCATCTATCATTAGGTAAGATAGAATAAGGGTCTTCAAAGTGAGTTTGGAATAGTGGATCATCAACACTAACACAACCATTTGGATAAATATTGTCACCTAATCCCAAAACAAATTTAGTTTTATATTTATTTCTTAGTTTTACCATAGACCTAGCTACTGAATGTTGATCTTCTGTCCCTTTACCCATATCTCCAATAACTAAACAATTAACCATATTATATATTAATATATATATATATAAATATGGGTGGAAAATTAAAGAAAACTCGCAGAAGTAGAAGTGGTATTAAGCGTAGAGTTAATTCTAAAAAATATAATAGAAAATTTAAGGGTGGTTCTCAAGATTGGACGGTTCCAGGGTTTACGATTACAGAAGGAAGTGTATTATCAAAAAGACAGGAGGTCGCCTGCAGTTCAACCACGCATTGAAGATCCTTCAGCTAATGATTTTAGAGTGGGCGAGAAAGGAAAGGATACAGAGTACATTTACTGATAAAAATTTTGGGCAACAATTCAATGTTTTATTTGGAAAAACAAATATAGATGATTTACCTGAATGTAGTGGAAATTATGATGATCTACGTGGATATTTAAATAAATATAAAAGAACTATTCAGGATATAGCTACTATTGGGACAGATATTTTTGATAATAATATATGGACCGATATGTATTTGGGTAATTATATTAATGAAGAGCAGGTAATAGGTCCTATTGATCAAGTAAACGCTCCTTTATTACCCGATAAAGCATTAAAGTTAATTACTGAGATATTTAAAGTCCCTATTAAACCTAAATTGAAGAGCTCAGACGCAGGTGAAATAATAAAAGCGGTTTTACCTAAGGAGTAGGAGCAGCAGGGCCATAGAGCAGATGGTCATAAATTATTATTGATAAAAAAGAAGAGTTTGGATGGCTACGAAAAATGCCGTAGGTGCCGGCTTACATGAATCAGAAGATATTGTATATAAAGGAGAACATAACCCGGGTGAATTTTTAAATTTAATAATAAATAATTATCTCACCGAACTTTTCATTTTTTATTTAAATAAACCCTTGAGTGTCATTTCTATTCCATATAAAAGAAGACATATGCACACTAACGGAAAGATCGTGACAAATAGCGGTAGCCATAATTTGGCGGCACCGGCGAACATATCCCCTAGTGTATCTTGTAAAGATACACCGCCTCTATAAATAGTGCGTTTTTGAGTTTTACGTTTTTGAGTTTTACGATTTTGAGTTTTACGTTTTTGAGTTTTACGTTTTTGAGTTTTACGTTTTTGAGTATTACGTTTTTGAGTTTTACGTTTTTGAGTTTTACGTTTTTGAGTTTTATGTTTTTTATACATACCTCCTAACGATTGGGGGGTGGTCTCTAGAGAACCATCCGCTTTCGTAACAACTTTTTCTTTTCTTATTTTAATATCTTCATAAATTTCGTAAAGTTTTTTTAAACTCTTTTCTTTATTTATTATTAATAACAAGTTATCTTTTAATTTGCTATTACCCTCCAATATACTATTTAATTTTCCATTACCCACCAATATACTAATTAAATTGGTAAAAATATGTTTATAAAAAAGACAATAATATTTATACATTAATCCTATATGTTCCTTATCACCGTCTTTTTGTTTATTATCTAATATTCTAATGAACGCATCATACTTATTCTTAAGGATTTCATCATCATTTAATCTCATTCTCATATTACCATCTCTTTTCATAATACTTTTACATTCTTTACCAAACGAAATTGAAAGTCGTTTACCTTCCGATTTTTTATCACCCATCTTATATTTTTTATTCGTCCATCCACATAAGTTATCTTGATTGCAAATTTGTTCTGTTCTGTATTCTAAACACCTATTATCATCTTTATCAAACAATTTTCTTAATATATCATTTATATCTTTAACATCATTAGCATCTAATGGTACATCACTTAATTTATTATAATCACTAGGGACAGTTAGATCAATATTAAAAGAATTAAATGAATCTTTTAAAACATCTATAGGGGGATCTGAATCTAGTGTCGGTAATGCATCTATAGCAAATTTTATCAAGTATGTATCAATAAAATTAGATATATTATCAGGTAAATCGATTTTTAACTCCGATTTTAATTTAGTTTCCATTTCTTGTAATTTAGAAATAAAATTATCATGAATAGTTTTAATACTTTTACTCATATTTATATTATAACATATATATTTATTTTTTATTTTTATTTTCTATATTTTATCATATGGGTATTTATGATTACATTATTGTTGGTGGTGGTATATCGGGTTTATTCATGGCATATAAACTATCACAAACTGATAAAGATATACTATTATTAGAATCAAGTAATCGTTTAGGTGGTAGATTATTGACTAAGGTTGAAAAGGGTGTTCAGTTTGAGTTAGGTGGAGCACGAATATCTTCTAAGCACACTAAAGTGATATCTTTACTAAAAGAATTTGAATTAGATAAAGATTTAATTAAATTACCGGATGATATTTCTTATAAAATAAAAGGTCCAAGAATTAATTTTTATTCATTAATTAAAGAATTAGTTGAGGGGTCTAAATTATATACTAAAAAATACTTAGAATCAGTTAACTTGTTACAAGTATGTATCGATGTATTGGGTCAGCAACACGCAGAAATGTTACAGAATCTTCTAGGTTATGATAGTGAGTTTGAGAATCTAAATGCATACATCGCTCTAAAAACATTTAAAAAAGATTTATTTTCTGCCAATGATTATTTTGTTTTAAAAAATGGATTTAGTTCATTGACAAAAGCATTACAAGATTTTCTAGAAGTGAAAGATAATGTAACTATTGAGTTAGAAAAAACAGTAACAGATATTGGTAAGAATTATGTTGAATTAGACAAACAAAAAAGATATGGTTCTAAAATACTTTGTTGTGTTCCTTATTATACTTTGAAACGATTACCTAAGTTTAAAAATGTTGAAGTAGTAAACAATATTACACCCATACCTTTGATACGTATTTATGCAAAATATCCAAAAGATAAATCTGGTAAAGTTTGGTTTCACGGTTTAAAACGCACTATTACCGATAATTACATTAGACATATTATTCCGATAGATTATGAAAATGGTCTAATTATGATATCTTATACCGATGGTAAATATGCTGATATGTGGAAGAATCTTTCTATGATTTCAAATAAAGTATTAATAGAACACTTACACAAAGAAGTTAAAAAAGTTTTAGGAAAAGAACCCCCTAAACCTGAATTTATTACAACTTATTACTGGAAAGCAGGTGTTCATATGTGGAATCCAGGTATATCGGTTAAAGATAGTTATGAATCAATTATAAATCCATTTCCTAAAACATACGTTGTAAATGAAGCATATAGCTTACATCAATGTTGGGTTGAAGGTTCATTAGATGCTTGTTATGATGTCTTAGATTTACTAAATGAAAAATTTATTAGAGGAAAACCAAAGGTAGGTGGTGCTAAGAAACGTTCAAAGATGTATACAATTCAACAAGTTTTAAAGAAGAGGAATTGGATTGTGCTAGATATACGAGGTAAATTAAGAATATATGATGTAGGAGGGTGGTTAAGAGAACATCCAGGTGGATCAGATAATTTAAGGAAAGGTATAAAAGCTAACCGTTATTACCTAGATAAGAAAAAATACAAAGAATCTCCTATTATGTTATTTAAACAAATAGGCGCGCATTCATCGGGAAAAGTTATACAAAATATGCTTATGAAAGATAACAGTAAAGTTAAATTTATTGGTCTATTAAAACAAATATAAAATGTTTATGGATAAATTATATTATATATTAATATATTAATGGCGGTAAATAAATACAATATTTATATTATTTGTAAAGATGAAGAAATATTTATGGAAAAATCAAGGAAACTATATGAAAAATATAAATCAAAAATATGTCATTGTCAATGGGTTCCCGCAGAGTACCTAACATTAACTCAGTGTAATAAGCAAATGTTGAATAAGTTAAAAACACTTTATAACACAAAACAAAAAAGTATTATTCGTAAATTAGGTTGTATCGCAGCACACAGGAAAGCGTTGTTAGCTATTTATTCTAATCAAACTCATAATAATTTAATATTAGAGCAAGATGCCGATTTAATGAATACTTTACCTATGCCTCCTAAAGATACTTGCTATATGGGTGGTTGGATTGTACCACCACGCATAACTCGTGCTGGAATAGATAAAGTTAATATTAATCCTAAAACTGGTTTAAACAAAATAGATTATGATAAGTTTAAAATTATAACAACTCATGCTTTATATATTAAGACACCAGAAGAAGCAACTACCTTATTAGATATGACAATTCAACCAGAAAAATTGAAACCATATGATGTATTTTTAGCAGAAGAAAGATATTTTAAACAATTTTATTATCCAAGCGTATTTGTTCAAGAAGCCCATACGTCAGAAATAGACAATAAAGGGGCAGACTTAAATTATTATAGAACTCTTAACTATGGCTTAAATATGAAAGTTAAGGGTTCAAAGAAAACGAAACGTAGAACGAAGGGTGGATCTTCCAATGTTAAATGTAAAAATTTGCTGAAAAAACATGGAGCATCTTTAAAAACATATAAAAATGGTAGAAAAGACATCAAATTCACTAAAAAGAAACAAAAACAATTTGATGATTTATTTAATAAAGATTTTAAAAAAGGTATGAAAATTTTGATGGATATTAAAAATGCTTGTTTAAATTAAAGATATAAAGAATATTTAATATAGTTTTATTTTTTCTTTTTACGTGTTTTCTTTTTAGTTTTACCTGTTCCCTTGTTGGTATTACTCATATTCGTGTAATACCCCCATTCATATCTTAAAAATTGAAATAATTTATGTTGTATCCCACCAGAAATACTTATTTGTGATTTATTTTTTAAGTCTTTAAAATGTGGTTTAAGGGCAAGTTTTGTTCCATATTTCCAAGGTTCAGTCCATTCCTTAAATGAACAAGGTATTTCTGTATCACCGACTTTAATATTCAAAACATATTCTTTATTACCTCTATACTTAGTTGTGAACTTTAATTTATTCATTTTTTCAAATTCAACATCTGGATACTTCTTTTCCATCTTAGCTTTATCTGCTTCTTTGAAAAAACTTATTTTACCTTTCCCAGAAATTATTTTAACTTTACTCATTATAATATTATCTATATAATTATTCGTTTTATTTTTTATCTTATTTTAATTTAATCATATAATGACATCACTATATGATAAATACTATTCAGAACACAATAGAACATATATGTATAAACTAATTAATGATATGATTTTAAAAGATTATAAAGTAAATGTATCTAATAATGAAACATATAATCAATTTTTTAAAACAAATTTCATCAATACATTCAATGCGGTAAATACTGAAGATATTAAAGATTTAAATAATCATTTATTAACAACTCAACTTGAATACTTTCAAAATTTCATATTGAAACAAAATGAACTAACTAAAGTAGAAGAATCAGAAACTATAGATGATTTTATAGTATATTCATTAAAACGTAAAATTAATTTAAAATTATCATCTAGACATAATTTTAGGATAACTTTACCTACTAAAGTATTTCAAATAGATAAAATTATCATACCTATTGAAGAATCTGAATTATTTATGAATCCTATACTATTTGTTACTATTGATAAGGTTAGTGTAGAACTACATTTAAGAGGTACTATTAAATTACAAAATAGAGAATATGGAATATATTCTCCATTTTATGAAAAAAATATATTGGTAACAGAAGATATTGTTAGAATTCAGTTTAGAAATCAATTATTTAATGTTAATGATAGATGTGATGTTTATAAAATAGTAGAGAACGGTGTCAATAAAATAGTAGTTAAATCTGTCTTAAAAGAATTTAAAGAAGGAGATTATATTCGCATTTATAATTATGAAAATAAAGAAGGTATTGAAACTTCTGTACTCAAAAAACAAAACCGAATTATAAGCGTCCATAAAAAAGACGATAACATAGAATTAGAACTTGAAGACAACTTACCTGATGTAAAAGATTTATATATTATGAATTTATCATTACAAAATACTATTCATTTAATTATTCCTGAATAAATACTTCTTTATTACAAAGTATTAATGGTTTTACTAATTTCTTATCTATAAATTCATCAAATCTATATAATCTTCTAAGTTTATTTTCTTCATTTGGTGAAAAGAACATCAATTCATTTGGATTATATTTAATTTTATATCCTAATTTACCACCACTAAGTATTGTTTTTACAGATGGGAATTTCTTATCTACTATTTCATCATAGTATTTATCTAAAGAATACATATCTTGATAAACAGAAAAGTTTTTACCTAATTCATCATTTATATCATGGTCTTTTTCAGCATTAAAATAAATGTGGCCATCATCTAATGATAATGAACATATCTTTTTAGTATTTTCTCTAATATAACGTATATCTAAACCTTCTTTATCACTTTCATAATAAATATAATTATCCCCCGAACCAACCACATAGATATTAGGTTTCATAAATAATAAGAAACTAGCTTTTAATTGTTTAACATCAATTTCAAATAATTCTTCAGCAGATATACCAGGGAAATAGGCGATTTCATGCATTAATAAATTACTGAAACGAATACATTTTTCATTAATACTTGGATCATCTCTCGTATGCTGAATACAATCTAATGAAGATTCTTTGATAATATCAATTATATTTTGAGAAACTTTGTATTTCTTTTCCATAATATCAAATATTTTTTGATCTACAGACTGACCTATATTTTGAATCATATCAATTATTTCTTTGATATCTTTGTTCTTACCCTCAGCAATTTCAGCTTTAACATTAGTTAACTCTGGAACATTATCCCATCCTTCTATAGAGTGATAAATTTCTTCAATAGATGATCCTGATGGAAGAGTAGATATGTATAAATATTCTTCAACGTTTCGGTCTTTAGGATCAAGTTCATCATGAGAATGTAAACGAATAGCTCTACCAAACACTTGATCGATGCGAACAAAATTCCAAAATGGTTCTAAAATATGAACTTGTCTAACACATGTAAGTGATATACCTTCTGCACCCGCACCAGATATAATCATAACTTGTATATTATCACCATATTTATTAGATGAATCATTAAATGCTTCCATATTATCTTTTCTCTGTTCAACACTCTCTTCACCTGTTATAAATGTAAATTTTAATGAATTAGAAGAAGGTTTGCTTGGATCAAATAATGAATAACCATTTGCTTTTAAAACTTGTTCAATTATTTCTCCGCCTGAATCACCTCTAAAATCACTATAAATTAAAACTTTACCCGTTGGTTTTATACCTTCTCTAAATTTAAGTATATTTTTCATTATTCTATGTAATTTAGGTGAAAATTCGGATAATTTATTTTCATATTCAAGTAATTTATTTTGTTTTAAATCTTCATATTGTTCTATCTTTTTGTCGTAAGCTCTATCATCATCTTTAATATACCGAAATTCATCATCTTTATATATCATATTACAAATTTGTCTTGTTCTAATATTGAAATCAAATGGTAACTCATCATGTAAATGACGTTTCATTTGTCTAATTAAATCTTTTTTCTTTTCTGAACGCCATACTTCAATATATTTATTAAATTGTAAGCTACTCATCTGACATGATTCAACTGTCATTTTTTCGGTAATAGTATAATTTTCAAAACCTTTAGTTACTTGTGGTGCTACTACTGTGGGCATTGAACCTATTTGAGACCGATCTATCGGATAATAAGAAGTTAAACCCATCAACATTCTTCTTAATAATGTTTTTTTCTGATCATCTATTTCAAAATTATCTAAAAAGAAATAATCCATAAAATTTTCATTATTAGATAAATCTCTAAATTCGCCTTTATCTTTAATTTCAAATAAATTTTGATATCTGTAAAAGGGTATATTCAATTGTTTATCAAAAATTATAGGTTTTTTATATGAACTAGATGCTTTTTTAGAATCAGGAGTTATATCTGATTCATTAAATACATTATTAAGACCAGTATATATTTCTTTAATAAATTGTTTGTATGTATATTTATTTTCAGCAGATGTGTAAACTAATTTATTTTCAGGATTCATAACAGAAACAAATGATTCTTGATTCATTGTAAATGATATTACTAATTTACCTTCTTTCCTTGAAACATGGAATAATTCTATCGGAGATTTTTCTTTGTAAAAGATTTCATTTAATTTTTCTGTGATAGATTGTGGTTCTTCATTTGATTTAACAGTTAAAGTATATATATATTGTTTTCCTTTTAACATATTATATAATATAGCTATCTCAGATGGTTTATTAATAATAGGTGTTCCTGATAAGAATACTATTTTTACTTTTTCAGCATTGATTATCCATTCATAAAAGGTCCTTGCTGATCCACTATTATTAACAACTTCTCTAACAAAATTATGAACTTCGTCAATTATAATTGTTTCACCGTAAAAAGGTGATTCAACACCATGTTTACTTATATTATGATTTAATTTATGAATTAAACCTTGTTTTATTAAAGCATTTCCTCTCTGAATAACTTCATCTTCAAATATATCTTCATCATCTGAGCCAAGTATTTCTGTATCTGATTTATTTATTTTAGGCAGTGGATTATAATGAATAAAATTATATTTTAATTCTATTAATTTATGTATTTGACATTCTAAAAATATTTTTTGATATTCACTCATATCGGAATATTTTTCTCCTGTAGAACCATGTTTCCAAAACCCTTTCATTTTCAACACATCACCAGTTACTTTCTTATATTCTTGTTTCATTTTATTGAATAAAACGGCTTTCTTATTCTGTAGTTCTGGATCACCATCTATCAATGATTTCTTTATTTTTTGTTTAACTTCTCTAATTGTATGATTTATTATATTCTTTAATACTTCATCTGTTACACCATATGTATCATATAATTCTTTTCTAATTTTATCATCTTCTTGTATTAGTTTAAAGGGTATGAAAGACCAATAACTCCCTTCGATATCTAATTCATTTTTACCCCAACGTTTTACTTCACCTATAAAATTACTTTCTAATGAAGCAGGTAACAATGTAGTTATTTTCATATCACTTGAAGCCTTCTCGGCCATAGAAACAGCTGTCGCAGTTTTACCAGTTCCTAATCCATGATAAACCAATAATCCTCTATAAGGTGTTTCGATAGATAAATATTCTCTAACCAATACTTGATAGACATTAAGATCAGATTCACTGGTCTGCTTTAAAATATCTTTATAAAATTCATTATTTACAAATTCTACAAAAGCTTTCCTATGTGGTATTAGGTATTTACCTTCTTTGATATTATCTATTACTTCATCGTCTAAAGGAGGTGAATCTGGAGCATAAGTTGGTGAATCGGGAGCATATGTTGGAGAATTATTCACTGAATTGTCATCATAAACAGGGGAGTGTGCTTCTAATTCTTGGTTTAAAAATGTGTTTGGTTCTTTAGGTGATTCTGGTTCTAATAAAAACTTAGGTGATTCAGGTGATTCTGGTTCTAATAAAAACTTAGGTGATTCAGGTTTAGGAGACTCTGGTTTAGGTGACTCTGGTTTAGGTGACTCTGGCTTAGGTGACTCTGGTTTAGGTGACTCTGGTTTATCATATTCAACTACATCATCTAATATACCTTTAATAAATGCTTTCTTTAATTTTATTAAATCTTTTTCTTCTTCATTGGTTATTTCTTTATCTTTTAATAGTTGTTTTAAAGTTGTCGCACGTATATTATTTATCTCACCATCAAAGTGTTCTGTTATTATTTTATTTAATTTTATAGTAACTTTAATCTTAGGTTTTTCTTTAACATCATAAGTATACTTTATTTCAATTTTACCTTCTTTTTCTCTACCTTGATATTTAACTACATCTTTTAAAAATTTATATATAGGATTACTTATTTCTCCACTGTTATACAATTTATCTATTTCTTTTAGTGATAAAACCTGAATGTTATCTTTGAAATGTTTTTTTAAGACTGAATTAATTTTACTATTAATGATTATTTCTTTCTTTCTGGGTGAGGGCATTATACATATTAGATAGATTAATTTAATAATAAAAACTCAAATAAAATATATATATAAATGTCGTTCGATCAGTGTTATTCAATTAAAACTAAATGTAATGATGAAGCTTTGAAAGAATATTTAATTGATGAAGATGGAACATATATGGTATCAAAACCATTGTTGAAATCATTAGGTGATTTAGACGTCATAGTTAACAATGTTATTAGAACAGAAGCATATAAAAGATATTATAATAAATGTCTTGAAATAAAAAATTTACAAGGTAATTGTAAAACCCCCACTTTAATGAAACTGAGTGGGGTATTTTTTACAAGATTATAAAATGAAAAGAAGGGTGGTAATAAAAGTATAAATATAACACAAAGAAAAATTAAGAAAAAGACAAAAAAGTCCAAGAAAGAAAATCTAAGACAAAACATTAAAGTGAACTAATGCATTATACGAAGCATCTTGTTCTGCTTTCTTTTTTGTTTTACCTTTACCTAAACTAATAACTACATCTTCTTTTAATAATTCACAAGTAAATTCTTTATCATCTTCTTCTTTAGTAATATGCTTATACTTAGGATATAACTTAAAATTATGTTGAAAATATCTTAGAATCTGATCTTTAAAATTTGTATCATTTAATATAATTTCAGGTAAATCTAAATGACATTCAATTAAATTAAATATAAATTCTTGAATAATCTTAAAATCTTGACAATCCATGTAAAGTGCTCCAATAAAAGCTTCTAATACATCTTCTAAAATATGTTGATTAGATCTTCCATCACATTTCTCTTCAATATGTTTTGAAATAATTAAATGATTATTCATACCTAACTGAGTTGCTAGATAACATAACTGTTCTCCATTAACTATTCGAGTCTTAATTTTAGTCATAAATCCTTCATCTTCACCTTCAAATCTTAGAAATAGATACTCTGCTGTCATACACCCCAATAAAGAATCTCCTAAAAATTCTAAAGTTTCGTATGATTTTTCTTGAAGAGGTAAACAATTTTCAGGTTTTTCAAATTCTTTATAATCTTCTAAAAAATTATAAGAACTATGAATAAAAGCTTCTTGGTATAGTTTAATATTATTAGGAGTAAAGTCATTCATATTCACTTTCTTAAGAATATCAATAACATCAGTTTTTGTAATGAGTTTATTAGAAAAATTATAGGGATCTGCTTTAAATTTTTGATTATTCATAATAAATAATAGTATAGTTTAAATTTTAAATACTTTATGTGTAAGTTATCGCTTATGCTGCTATAGGAACAGTAGCCGATGCCGCACAACCTTCTCCATCTTCTAACGGTCTTCTTAATAGATCTGGGCCAATGGTTGTATTCAACCAAGGACTTACCGAAACTTGAGGATTAGGTGGTTCGGCGCGTAATTGTCTGTTTGCGTTTCTTAGACTTTGACCAACTGTATTTACACCAATGTGGAAACCCGAATCTAAATAATTAACACCTTGTAGAATTCCTTCTCCGTGAGGTTTAGCAGTATTAAATTCTTTAATAGCATCACTTTCTTCTTTAGGTAAGAGGTCTTCGGCCTTTAGCGTTGGATGGGGGTAACAAGTTGGTGGTGTTCTCCCAGCATCACTAGGAACTTCCATAGGCATTGAATCATATTGAATACCTTCTGATGCTTTAATTGCCGTTTCAACTGGTGCAGCATCACCTAAACTAAATCCTTCTAGTAAGTTAATACCACAATTTTCTTTTAATACTTTTAATGCGACATATCCTGCTAAAATATAGACAACTACTTTGAACATTGTTTCACAATCTAATTCCATTTATATATTACAATATAAAAAAAATAATAAAAGTTTATTTAAGATTTAGTAATTGTTCTTCTAATTTAGATAATTCTTCTTTCTTTTGTTCAATAATATTCTTTTTATCGGTAATTATCATTTCTAAATTATTTTCATCTTCTTCGATTAGTTTTCTATTATTTAAAATTAATGATTCTAATTCTTCTATTTCTTTATTTTTTTTGAGTATTTCTTCGTCTAAAATTTCATAATCATATTTTTCATCGGTTTCTACTTTACCTTCTTCATCATCTTCAATTAAACAAGATACAGGTTTAATAGTAACTGTTTCTTTAATTAGTTTAATTTGAGATAAAAATGTATCACAATAATAATTTTGTTTTAAAAACTTTAATCCTTTTATTTGAAGCATTAATATTATTGTAGATCCTACACTTAAACTATCTAGTTCTATCAACTCATTTGTTTGACCATAAATCTTGGTTTGTAATTTATCACTATGATATGGTAACTTGAATTCTAGAGATGGTTTATCATCTTTTTTAAATGGTTTAGTAATTCTCTTATACATTCCTTCCAGTATATCCATAGGTAACTCTTTATTAAACCATTCTTCACTATTTTGATAGGTTGCATCTAAAATATGATCATCTAATTGTACTAATTTATCATAAAATGAAAAATCTGAATCATCGGTTTCAAAAAAAATATATCTTTGGTTTTCTACTTCTTTAATTTCTTTCACTTTTAGTCTAGATGACTGAAGAAGAAGTGGGTTTAAATCATATAACATTGAACCAAAATAAACTGTCCCCTTGTTTTCAGGTTTATCATATTGAATATTATCTAATTGTAACTTGTTATATCTGGTAACTTCACTCATTTTATAATAAATTCTTTATAAATTTTATTCATTAATTAACGCGTTAAAACAATACTTATAATAAATGTATCATTTTAACTTTCCATTTAGATACATAATTATCATTATATTTCCATACCTTATCTAAATATATATCACATTGAACTTTACAAAACTTAGAAATGTTCATAATTCCTACTCCATCGTAATTATCTGAATAAATATCACAATTAAATCTATTATATGAAAAAGGAATCTTAACTTCTAAATTAGGATCATATCGTCCCTTACTATCATGTTTTATTTGAGATATAAATAAATCACTGTCTGTTTCATCTAATCCTAAGAGTTCCATCTGCTTGTATTCACAAGTCTGTATAAAATCATAAAAACTATTCATAACATTGTCGCTCTTATAATTAGTGAATTGAAGACAAATCTTAAAATTATTATTTTGACTATTGATTCCAAAAGGGCATATCATTGGTGGCGTTGTTACTATGAACTGTGGTTTTTTAGAATAATATAATTGAGTATAACAAAACTTAAGATCAGTTTTAGGATCAGTTACACAATGAACAAATTCTTTCTTTTTAGCATTTACATTTGTACAAGACATATGTTGTGATTTTAGATATTTTAAATCTAAAACATCATGAAAAATATTACATGTTTTCATAAGATATAAATTATAATAGATTAAATCTTTATATTTAGATTTATTTTTTAATATTTACTATTGTTTTTCTTTTAGTGGAATTATTCCATATTGAGTGTGTAGGTTTCCCTGAATGAGGTTTAAAGTTAGAAGGACATACTTCATTCATTGGTTTTTCAGAACCCCAATAAACACTAGCTTGAGAACCATTATTGAAATAATCAAAAGATGCTAAACAAGATTTGTCTTCTGTTATATTTTTATTTTTAACAGGGTTAATCATATTAAAGGTGGTTGGAATACTTGTTACTGTTTGAAAATCATTCATTATACTTAAGATTAGAATTTATTTTCTTTCTGTTCTTTTACCTTTTCTACCTTTTCTTTTAGAACCCTTTCTATTAGTTCTTTTAGAAATTTTTTTAGAAACACTCTTAGAAAATTCTTTAGCTTTCTTATAATAAGCATTGACCCATAAATCAAAAATATTCTTACCTACCCCTTCCATTGTGAATATTGCGCATCCTGCGTATTCAACTTCATTTAAGAAATAACTTTCTCCGTCCATTGTATTGTCTCTACAGCAACCAAAATCAATTCTTAGATATAATGGCGGATCAGAATGTTTATTCATTTTAGGGAACATATCCACAACTTTTCTACCCATAGCTTTAATATCTTTTAAAACCTTAGGTGAAACTGTTCCAAATTCTTCTGGATTAGAACCATATATCTTAGATTCACTGAAAACTTTGTCAGCGGCTTTCATCGCAACGTAATACTTAAATTCACCATTAATCCAAAATGATTTAATTTCCCAAAATTTGGCGAATCCATTCATAACTTCTTGACAAACAAATCCAGGGAATTTTTTATTTTTATCTAAAAACTTAGATATATCATTAATTACATTGGGGTTACTTATAGATGAATGTAATACTGTATCTGAATTTGAATCTCTTGATGCTACACTATTTACAGCAGCATGTTTCCTGTCAAATTTACCGATACCTATATTAGCATATGCTCTATGAGGTTTTAAGACAAATGATTTCCATCCTTCTTTAGCTACTTTGGCTAGAATCTTCTTAGGATCTCTATCCTCCTTTATAACAAATGTTGGAGCGATTGGGATACCTCGTTTTTCATAATACTTTAAGTAATCCCCTTTATCAAATAAAAAGAATTGTTCTTTTAGATTTGGATAAAAATTTAATGAAGATTTATTCATAAGATTTAAAACTCTATTATACTCACTTTCCCCTGATTCCCATGCAGCAAGTAAATTTAAACTAACTAAAAAATTAACATCATTTTTTTCTAACTTCTTTTCGTCAAATTTATTGATAAATGAAACTTCAACATCTTTATATTTATGTAAAAGTGCCGCCTGTAGTGCTTTTTCAAATGGTATTAATCCTTTATACTTGCCTTTTTGAACTATTTTAACATCTTTTAACCAAGGTTGTTTCTTAGGTTCTACATAATCATTCGTTCCACCCCCTTGTTGCCAACATACTAAACCAATTTTGACCATATATATATATATATAATATTATAGATTATATATTAGCAAAAATAAATTACATTAAATCAATATTATATACAAAACCAACAAAAACATTCCAGATACTTTGCTAAAAAAATAGCTCGCTCCTTATAAAGAAATCTGTCATTTCAAAATATTGTTTTCATCATGTTGTATATATTAATAAAATACAAATTGACTCATAACATGTCATGTCTAACATAGTTCATATTTATACATTTCAGGGTAACACAATTTATCTACTTAATGAAGGGTTGTGATTCACAACTATAAATCAGATATTATATCATCAATTTTAACGCGCTTCCTAATAGCCATTTTAGTATTCGATACTTTAATAAGTTGGTAATTTGGTTTATTATATTTTACAATAAATTCTTTCTTATCTGTTTCAGAACTTAATAGTTTATCAGATAGTTTCTCTAAGATCATGGTTTGTTGAATTTGAACTAAGTCTTTCAAGAAATCCATTATGTGTATGTAAATTATGATATCTTAAAATCAAATTTATTGATATGAAAATAGCCACCATTAGAGGATAGTTCATATGCAGCGAATTTACATTCCATAAGAATTTATCGTATAATGGATGGACTAAGAAATTTAATCCTGACCAAATATTAAAGTAAAGTTTATTTTCTGAATTATATCGAAACATTATATTACCAACATATACTTCAATGTAAATTAAAAATAATAGTGTGAATGGTAAAATGTATAATGCTAAAGTGGATAATGCTATATTGTTAATCAAAATCATAAAAATAATATATATTAAGAGTATATAAATGACTTTAAATACCATTGTTGAATTTTCCAAGAAAAATATGGAGTTTTTCATTTTAGCGATATATGCTTATGTTTTATTCCAGATTGAAGATAATGATTATATTACAATGTTGCTACTAACAGTAGCAGCTTGTTTATCTATTTGCTTCCTTAAGAAAAGGAATGTTGTAGAAGGAAATGACCATACATCTTGTGCCAGGAGGGAAATAGAACCTATGTGTGTTGATGAAGGAGAATGTGAAAACTACTCTAACTATAAATTAAAAGAACCCATGGATAATAAAGAAGGTTTTGAAAATCCTCCTAAGATTGTCAAACAAATGCCTGATATGATGGGTCCATACGATGGACTATGCTTACAAACCGGTAATAATCAATACTGGATGAAATCACCAGATGAAACCTCTTTAGTACCAAATGATGCTTTATTCACATACTTAAGTAGTCAAGGTCCAACTAAACCTGTATTCACTGATAATTCGGCATTATATGGACCACCGGTAGACGGTCATCCAGATTCGGACAAGAAAATGTTCATGTTTGCTAATAATAGAACCTCGCCTAACTGCTGTCCTAGCACCTTCTCAACTTCTACAGGTTGTGTATGCACTACTAAGAATCAGCGAGATTACATTGCTTCTAGAGGTGCTGGCAAAGCTAAAGAGAGTAAATCCGATGTTAGTGAATCTACACAAGAAGAATAAATTATCTAAGTAACATTTGATGAACTTTATTATACATATCTTCTCCCCTTTGATCGTATACTTGTAATCTTTGTATTCTAGCTCTTTCTTCTTTATTTTGTATTGCTTCTTGATAAGCTTGTCTTTCTCTATCTTCAGCAGACATACGATAAGATATGTTTGAACGTTGTTGTTCTAAACCTTTCACAGATGTTGACCGTCCATCGAGTGATACCATAGATTCATCTATTAATGTTGAATCTGTTGTAAAAGCTGCTTTGTAATCTGTAAAATTCAAACCCCCACTAGTCTCACCACTAAAGTTACTTACTTTTCCTTGTCCAAGAGTTACTATAGAATCTTGACCTCTCATTGATATACGTGTATCTGGTTCATCGTAATGAACTATTTGAGATCCCATCTTCTGTTTCTGTTCTTGTTTGTATTTTTGGAATTCATTATTAAACATATCTTTATTAAACTCTCCTTGAAACATTTTCTGTTGTCCCACATCCGATGAAGTTTCACTCATCCAAGATCCGTAACCCTGATCATATGAATCTTCTATTCTATTTTCTTCATAAATTTTATTAAAGACTTTAACATCAAAATTTTCACCTGCTTCGATATGTTGTGTGGGTTGAGATTGAATAAATGATTTTGCATTAGATTTTAATTCATTATGATGATGAATTTCACCATGTTCTTTAAGTTTTTTACTTAGAACAGTGTAAGCAATAGATACTTTTTGAAATTCATCTTTTGAACCACCTCTATCAGGATGAACTTTCATAGCTTTCTTCAAGTATGCTTTTTTTAACATTGCTTCATCAAATTGTTTGGGGATACCTAATATTTTATACGGATCTAATTTGGTAGATGGTAATTTTCTTAAAGAATGATTTGGATTAGGCTGTTGCTGTTGCTGCTGTTGCTGCTGTTGCTGCTGTTGCTGCTGTTGCTGTTGCTGAAAAACCATATTAGAAGGCATCTGCGGTTGGTTCAAATTCATTTGATATAATTCATTAATCTGTTGTTGCTGTTGCATTATTAAAGTTTGTTGTTGTTGGATATATGAAGAATATATATCATCTACAGTAACTTTTTGTTGACTGTGTCCTTGACCCATTATAATCAAAGATATAAAAAAAAAAAATTAACTAAACTAAAATATAGTATTCATTTACTTATTGTTTTCTAACTTTCTTGTTAGTTTTCTGGTTCGTTCTCTTGATATTTTTTCTACGGTTCTTTTTATTAGTCGTTTTCTTGATATTTTTTCTACGGTATGTTTTTCTACCTTTATTTGTCGTTTTTCTACCTTTATTTGTCGTTTTTCTACGGTTCGTTTTTCTACGGTTCGTTTTCTTACGGTTTGTTTTCTTACGATTACTCCTATAACCACCTCTACTCCCTTTTGTTATACTCTTTACTGCTCCCCGTATACCCTCTCCTATACCGCTAAAAAGATTTCTAAAAGTTATAGTAAACAATTGTAATGCCCGTGCTATATATGATTTAGAGGGTCTTATACATAAATCTATAACAAATAAACAACATATTATCCCAGCGATTACTGGTGCACCCCCCGCAATCGCTCCGGTCCAAAGTCCGGCGGCTGTGATCGCACCTACAATACCAACCACGATAGAGGTAATAACCCTAACAAATCCTGACACGTACTTCGTAATCGTTAATGGTTCAGTTACTTCATCATCTCCATCATTATCATTCTCTTTCATATTAGAAAACAATCCACGCATATTTTCATCTAGTTCAATTTGATAGATTAGTTTGCGCAAATTTTCTTTAAAAACTTTATTCACCTCTACTTCAAATGGTGATACCTCTGGTATCGCTGGTGCTGGTACCTCTCGTTCTGAATACCACTCGTAAAAATCATCAAAAAGGATATATTCTTGCATAGCAGGCAACCACCGACGCACTGCAGCTACAGCACTATCTACTTCATCATCATCAGATAGTTCTGTTAGATCTCGAATTAAAGGCTTAAGGGCCCCGTCTTCAACATCGTCATCATTAATATTATACGTGTTTAATTTTTTAAACATTTCTTTAACTTCACCCGCTTCCAGTTTTCCTTCCTCCTGTGGTGTATTGCTTGGCTTAACACACATCTTTTCATGTCTATATAAAATTTTTTCAAATAAGAATAAATATTTATTAATATGTTGGACCAGTTCTTCATACGACACTATTACTCCAGATTTTATACCTTCCTCTATTTTGAACTTTTTTACCAGTTCATCTAATAATTCATTAATTTTTTGTTTCATATGAGGGGATATACCTTGTGACCCTATGCCATTTTTAATTAGCACCTCGTTTTCATAATTTGTTTTCGTTACCCTTATCAAGCACTTATTTAATAAGTTAGCAATCTTTACTGTTTGAACGTTATCGACGATGGTTTGAGTTTGTAGGTCTCGATCATAATAAGTTCCATACGTTAGTTGCGGACTGCTGGACACGGTTTCATCTGACTGGACCCAGGCCTGAGTCGCTAAAAGGGTGCTATAATCAGATCTCATAGATTGAGCGTCCACCCTATCCTTTGTTAAGTCTGCTATTAATGTTCTTCTATGTTCATGCAATAATTGTATTATTAATGGAACTAACTCAGCTTGTTCAGAACTTATATCAGGTATACGTAAGTCAGGTGGTGCCAAGTATTCTGGATGAGACCATGCTACACCTTTCATTACCGCTCCCTCTTTTGCCGCCCCCTCCAGCGCTTCACTCTCCTCCAGTGCTTCACTCCCCTCCAGTGCTTCACTCTCCTTAAGATCTTCAAGACCCCTGGGATTTAGAGTAAACGATATACTTGCTAAATTAATATTTGCTGGATCGGTCATATCCTCCATAACATAACTTTTATCAAAATAAGCACATTGACGGGCTAAAATATTACTCCAATGTTCTTGTATTCTTTGATAATTATGTTTATTACCTTTACTAACATACTCATTTTTTTTGGTATACATAATGTGTTTTAAATATGTTCTATTACCCTTAGTATCATTCTCATCAGGCATATGTTTGAATATTGATTCTCCAGAGTCTGGTGATCCACCTAACGCTTTTGATATTTGATTTTCTAGGAGTAGTCCTGTTTCATCTTCTCTAACATTTTCAGTGATATCTTCAGTTGCTGGTACTATATTTTTAAGCATATTTTTACCATGTGTAAATACGATATGCAACGCATCTTTATTGTTTCCGCCTCTTGTAAGACGCGCGCCTCCATCTGGAAACGTACCCGCTAATTCATCTAAATCATCTAAATTTCCCACGTCACTGTCATCACTAGCATCACTACTAGCATCACTATCTGCATCATCATCATCCTCATCACCCGCATCAGTACCAACGGGCCCAGGATCAAAGGGCTCAGCCAAGGACGCCGTCAATGACGTGCCCTTAGCACTAGAACCTTCTTTATCAACAGCATTTAAACTATCTATTTCTACATCAAACAACTTACGTGTATTATCACCATACTTTCTAATTATATTATTGTAACCATCTAACTGGTCAATAAATAATTTGTAACTAGTATATTTGTATTGATGACCGATCCAATGTCTCATACATTCGCCATACTTTCCCTCCAGTTGTGCGTTTGAGCCAACGCTACTGGTGACAGCAATTAATGCGGTGCGTAATGTATTAAATGAACTATGTTGAAAAAATAAGGATACGTTTATACCTGTAGTCTCGTCCTCAGCGCTCTCTTCCAGCGAGTGTAACTGGGACGTCATACTATTATAGAGAATATCGGGAAGATAAACTGGATCAATATATTGTTTAGTATCTGTTACAATGTTATCAAGATCTCTCTTATATTCATCTTTTAAACTATTTATAGACCCAGCAAAAAAATCTAATGAAGATACTAATCCATCTCTTAAATTTTTTAATTGATCCCATACTTCATTAGCAATAGAATCAAAATCTCCCGTTGTCACAACATTATCAATAGCTGCTTTGATTATTAGTTCATAATTATGTTTGAATACACCCTGTAGTAATCTTAATATTCCATCAATTAATGTAACTATAATTGATTTAGTGGGGTCTACATCATTTAATTCTCCCTCAGTTATAGTTTTTAAACTGCCTACCCGTTTCATACTGATCGGCTCCCCTCTGTTTGCATTAAATGTAAATTGTCTTTTTCCGAGGGAACCTGGAAAAATTGTAAGATCATTAATTTTATTCAAAACCGCGACCTCGTTAGTAACCGTGTTTGCGACGTAAATATCTATATCAACACTATAAGGTTGTTTGTCGCTACCCGATTCTTCCGATTCGTCCGATGTTTGAGCTGTCATGGAAGAACTTCCTTTTATACTGGTTGCACCTTCTAATGCGGTTTTTCCTGCTATCATATCGTCCCTAACTATTTTAATATATAGGGGTGGTAAGAGTGCACCCCACCCCGAACCTGAAAATTGATCACTTATAGACCCTGGTACAGTAAACCCTGATCCCGATTCACTTAATACCAGTCCAGCTACCTCTGGTTCATCTGCAGCTTTTCCTGAATCCTTAAGTAAACCCTTTAAACTCTTATCATATTTTGGTAATTCTGTTTTTAAAAATGCAAGTAGATCATCGTTAGTGCCTCCTTCAAATTTAAACCGTTTTAATTGTACTATAATATATAATAATAATATAAACCCACGGTCTATATTGCTCCAACCACTTGTTCCTGTTTCTAATCTTTCTACACAATATCCATATAAATAATAAACTAGTTGTTTTGTTTCTAAATTATTTAATAGATACGTTTTCGTAGGAGGACCCCTGGGCCATGGATTAGGTGTAAATACTGTATTCATATTTTTTAAAAAGTTGTTAAAACTGTCCTTTTTCTGTGAAAAAACAAAATCACCATATCTTTTACTAAAAGTTTCATTAGAACCCCTTACAAGAAGTCCCACTATCAACAATATATTAAGGAATGGACTTAGGATAGATAAAGGAATTCTAGCAAGTGCATTTTTAAGACCCGTTTTGCCAGACGGACTATTTTTAATATTCTTCCATACATCATAAATGGGAGATAGTGATAATGCTGCTACTGATCCTAGTGCCGCACCACCTGTAACACCAATAACACTAAGAACACTGGCAATCTTGTTACCTTTTTGATCATGAGAATGTTTTTTTTGTAGTTTAGCACTTCTATGTTCAATATCAATAATAGATGTACTAGTTTTGGGAGACTCCTGAGGAAGTTGCGGCGCCGGACCAGCGGTCTGAAAAGTTGCTTGCGGCGTGGTGCTTGGGGGGGCACTTGATCCTAGTAGTGGTGGCTGAGCCACAGATGTTGTACTAGTCGTTGACCTACGTAGTTCAGGTGGCGTGGACATCGCACCTCCATGTATTTTTTTGCGTTGCTTCCTTCTACTTCTTTTACTTCTTTTACTTCTTTTACCACCGCCATTCGATGATGCAGACCTTGCCGCCATTTGCGCCCTAAGCGCTTCCAACCGCGCTTCCAGTTCTTTTTGTTGCTGCATCAAACTTTCTTCAGTGACCTCTACAGCAGTCTGCTGCGCCTGCCCCTCAGCCTGTGTCCTAGCCTTAGCAATCGCACTATCAGCCATAATCATATCACCCTCCTTCACTTTACCCTTTACCAGACCAGCTGCTCTACGGTCGATCTGAGCTTTGCGAACTTGATCTGCAATAACATCTGCATTTTTAATCGTTCGTTCAGAGGATTCACTTACACCGCTAATTGATGCTTTTTGTTGTTTTTGTTGTTTTTTATGATGAATTAACCATTCAGCATATCTAGCATAGTTACCGTGTTTTTCTAATTCTTTACATTCGTTATTCCATTCTTTAATTACTGAATATTCGTCTTTATCTAATACTTTCAATACATCTTCATCGGTACCCTGTGGTAATGGTGCTTCATATATTTGATTGTCTCCTGGATTCATTAAATTTACTATCTGAACAGTTGTCAAATACTCGCCTACAGGCATAGTAACACTGCCTAAATGTATTCCAACTTTACCTGTGGGCGGTAGTTCTGATACGTCTAAAATAGGTTTTATAATTGTTTCTAAAACGACATTATATAAATCTGTTCTTTCTTTTTGCGCGCATTCAAAACCATATGCTGATAATTTAGCGGTTTCCATGGCTCTAGGTAAAACAGAACAATACATTTTAATCAGTTTTATTGGATTCCCTTCATCTTTCTTTTTGTCAAGGTATTCCGGTATTACATGGTAACCATGATTAAATGCTTGTAATCTAGCCCTTTTAGTCAAATATGCTGGTTTAAATCCTGTTATAGTTGGTTCTAAGAGTGCTGCGGTGGACGGTGGTATAATACTACCAACCATATCATGTAGTGATGCTTTCCCTCTGTTTGACCCTGATTCAGCATGTCTAACAAACATTATATTGGTTTCATCAGTTTCATCAGTTTCAACAGTTTCATCAGTATCAATAACTGTTAATTCACCATATTCTATTGTCACAACTTCCGTTGTATTTTCTATGTGACCTTCACACATTTCTACATTTATTGCATATTTAATTAGTTTCGTTATAATAAATATATTACTTTCCTCCGTCATTGTAGCAAATACACCTTGTTTAAGTTTTGCTCTCACTGGTGGGTCCAAATTCACGGGGGCAGCGCCCGGTTCCATTGTAGAAAACATACCATCAATCATCATTGTATTGTTTCCGCCACCGAAGCCAGCCCAGTCTCTAAGTTGGCGAAATCTACTCCTTTTATCTTTACGTTTCGATTCAGACTGTCCTAAAGCGAAGGGTTGGTCTGCTGGTTTAGGTGATGACGCGACTAAATCTGATCCTACAGTAATCCCTGATCCTGATCCACGTGATGAGTCTGATGATGCTGTTGATCCTGATGCAGCTGATGATGCTGTTGTTCTCATGTCGTCGCTGTCGTCGCTGGCGTAGCTCGTAGCTGATGCTACCGATAATCTATCCTCGTTAGATGGAACGCTATAAGCGGCAGTTCTATCTATTTCTAATTCATTTTCTTCAATATATCTGGTCAATAGTTCTACAGCTTCTCTGACATCTTTATCAACTATATCAGATATTTTCAATTTTTCAACAAACCCTTTAACCTGTTTAAAATTAAATCCTCTACTTAGTGGTATAAAATTTCGACCTTTACTATCTAGATTATTAGGTGCTTTACATAATAAAATAATATTTTCACCTGGTATCATATCTTTACGAATCATGAATTTAATATATCTACCACCACAACCTGTCTGTGTAGAATCATTGCGACCCATAGCCTGCCCCATTTTTCCCATAAAACTATGCGATAAATCTGAAATGCGTGCCTCGTGTATTTCACCAGGTATTTTATTTGCTGGGACTTTTACAGAAACAAATGTAGCATTTGCTTCTTTATTTTGTATCATTTCTTTAAAATACCTTTCAGCAGATTCAAGAGCCCCATCTTCTCTATGAAATAATTCTGTATCTGTAGTTAGTTTTTCTTTACCATAAAGACCCCTAAATCCAGTTTTAGTAGTTTTCTTCTTTAATTTTAACTCTATTTCCGTCGCAGCAGGATCTGTGTTATCTCTTAAATTTTTTACAGTAACTGTATCACCTTGTATCTTGTGGTCGTTGGGGGTTCCAGGTAAGATTATATCATATGTTTCCACTAATTTCATAATATCTTCTGTAGAAAGTGTTGTACTATCATATTTTTTTTGTAATGCGTACATTACAATTACTATGAGGGGTGATCGAAGGAACTTTTCTAATTGCACAACGTTACCTGTTGCGGAGATATCACTGCTATCGACATCTTGACTTCCTCCACCTTCAATATCAACTTTTATTGTGAAGGGGTTATAATTTTCAACTGGTATTTTTTCGGGATTCATCCTTATTTTTAAATTTACTGAACCATTACCTCTATATTTAGTGAGTGTATCATTTAAATTAAGATATTTAATTTTTTCTCCAGCCCAACTTTTAATCTCCCCTGACTCCTCATCTACAACTGCTACTAGATAATTATCTTTTAAATTTTTCTCTAGGTTTGACGCTACATCAACTTTTATGGTATCCCTGACTTTAAATATGTTATCAGAGCCGACCGGATGTATACTCACCACTCTATCCGCGACATTAACAACATAATTTAATATTGTTAATAATATTTGCTCAACATTTTTATTGTATAGATATTCATTAGAAAGTGGTGCAGGTATAGATATCTCAACAACGCTCTGTTCACTCCCAACGACGGCGACTTCACTGAAATTAGCACCTTTTAATTTTTCATAAAAAAAATCTATTAGATAATCGTCCGACATTGGAGGTATTTTTTGCTGCGCAGCCGTTAATTTCGCATCATCCTGCTCAGACAGAGGTGTAGAAAAGTCGTTGGTATCCGCAGCTATTTCCCGGACCTCCGCCTGCCCCTCCTCCATCACCCTGATACTCGCGGCATCCAATCCGTTTTCCTTCATCACTTCTACGTATACTTTATCTTTAGTTACAGGATCGAGTGCCTCAATAAATGCAGGAACAAATCTAAGAATACTATTTTTAGACATTATAGGTTCATAATTATACCTTTGATCCGTATACTCTTCTAACACAAGAGTTTGGTTTAAACCACCATCAGCCATTTTATAATATTAGAATAGATAATAATTTCATTTAATTAAATTATCGTAACCAAGGTTCAACATATGGATATTCTAGATATTCGAAGATACCTTTTTCAGAAGTAAATTTATGATCAACTAATTTTTTTGAATCATCGTATTTTAGAGAATATTCATTCATAGATAAACCTCGGTCTAGAGCATGTTGTCTCATTAAAGTATTAAAATCTTTGGAACCAGTGAAGTATAGAATCGCAAATGGATACTCATCTTCACTAGTAATCATAATATCTATCCTCCTAAATGTCAGACAATCTGATAGCTTACACATTCCATTATACTTCTTTGATCCTTTTGCTAGAGTTTCATACAGATAACCTTTCTTTTCTAGGAGATCAATGAATTTCTTATACAAATTAGAATCCCCTTTAAGAAGAACATCGATGTCTCCGCTATCTTTTGCCCTTCTACGATAAGAACCAGCAATAGTCATTTCTGCTATAGGATCAATTTCTTTGAGTATTCCTTTCAAAACTTTGTTATGAATATCAATTTCTTTTTGAGGGATACGTTCTAAAATATCTTCGTAATACTTTAGACCGATGAGTTGTTTATCATTTAGAAGTTCATTTAGATTTGTAGCTTTTCTCAAAGCGTTAATGGAAGTGAATCCCGCTTCTACTAATTCTTTAGCTTTCTTAGGACCCACTCCCGAAATTTCTAAGAAGTCATTTCTAGGATCTTTTTGTCCTTTAATCTTCTCATAAGCATTACATGTCCCTGTGTTCACAATACTCATAATCTTTTCACACAGACTCTTACCTATCCCTTTAACTTCTTTCAAAGATGTTTCATTGATTTCATTAAGACTCTGAATATTCTTGATAGCTCTGAAATAAGCCGATGCTTTGAAACTTTCACCATTATTCTTCTCATGATTACCTAGAATCTTGAAAATTTCAATAATACGTGATTTTACTTCTTCTATTGGTTCTTCTTCATGTTCCTTAACAATAATATCTGTTCTAATACGCGTGTATCTACCGAACCGAGGTTTGCCTTTGTCTGTCTTCCCCGAGTGTTCATAGGATATAATTGTTCCTATAGGATGTGTTCCTTTGTATGATTTGCGGACTTCATCATCCATGCCCGAAATAGAGAAGATGTGATCATCATCTGGGTCTATGGAAGAATATGTGTCATGATTCTTTAGTGGTCTACAAATAAGTGCTCCTAGGAGACCCTTATACTTACCTTCACCCATTTTATGATCAATGATAATTGCTTCTTCATCATATGCTGGTTTATACTTAAGAAGTTTCTTAGAACGTTTTCCTTCATATATTGATTCTGGATCCTTGAGCATGACTCCTTCCCCACCTTTTGAAATGATATCTTTGTACAATTTATCAAGATGTTTTAGATCTTTTACTACTGTCTGTTTTGCCATGACAATAGGACAAGGGATACCATTGATTGGATAAGGGAGTTCTTTAACAATTTTCGTCCACCTAATCCTACTGAGTTTAACAAATTTTTCAAGTTCTTTCAGTCTTTCTTTGAAAGTTCCTGGATGGTTTGGAATATCATAAACTTGGTATGTTATGTTGAACCATTCTTCATCAAGCGGAACCTTCTTCCTTACGGCACCCATTCCTTGAAAGCATTCTCTACCGATCCAAAGTTCTCCGTCAAGGAGTTTGGGGGGCATTGCTTTAATAAACCACTCAGGAGCATTAAACTTCTTTCCCTGTCGTGAGTAGAATTGTCTTCCCTCAGGATCAAAATATGCTCTGTATCCATCAAACTTCTCAGACTCATACCACCCAATCACATCATGTTTTCCCTGAACATATTCTTGTGCGAGCATTACTTTGAAGTTTTCCATCTTTAATTATATTTGTTTATCTAATCTTTATGCCAATTAATCAAATTTATACTAAATTATAGTTTAGTATGATAATTAAAAATTTAAATTAAAAAAATGATTATTCGCCACCTTTTCTCTTTTTTGTTGCTTTTCTCTTTTTGGAAGACTTTCTCTTTTTGGAAGACTTTCTCTTTTTGGTATTCTTTCTCTTTTTGGTATTCTTTCTCTTTTTGGGATATGTTTTATTAATAGCACCTGTAGTATTTTCTACCAAGTCAAGACCACTAAATTCATAAACAGATTCACCATTTAATATATATCTGTACCATATATTTTCGTTCTCAAATCCGCCATCTAAATAACTCGGACCATATGAATATGGTTTATCTGTATAACGGTCCATTAAACTTTTTGTTAAATTAATAGCTGTCTTTAATTGAACAAATTCATCATCAACTCTATATCGTTGTAACCATGTCATTAAATTAGGAGATCTATAACACACGCTGTCTATATGTTTGCCACCCATATCACTACCCCATTGTTTCCCATTTAATCCTTCTATTTCATCCCTTGATAAATGTATAGCATTTACAAATGAATTACCTTCTCTTGTTATTATAGCTGGCCCATCTTCAGGATAATGCATTTTATCTAATATCACTTTATAGTAATCTATAAATACCTCTTCAAAATTCGGTTCTCCTAAAATATCAGATATATCACTAATTAACCTTATAACATCAGGATTACTTAAAATAGTAGGTTGACCATCATTTGCTTTTATATTATATCCATATCGCTCGCCTACTTTTCTTTCACAATATGTCATTTCATTACCATTTACTTCTTTGATACAATCATCCTTCATTAAATTTAATATGAATGATATGATTGTATCGGCTTCACCACTACCATTTTCTGATGGGTGTTTAAAAAATCTACCAGAAGCACCTCTACCATAAAAAGGTAAAAATATATTATGGTATAACCAAGAATTAGAATTACTAGCAGGTGTATATAAACCTGATCCAATATAAAACTCCTGACCATCTAATTCACAATATATTTGTGTTGTTGTAGTTCCATCATCTGAATTTAATTTAACATTATAAATGGGTGAAGGTATAGAATTAGGGGGTTTATGTATTTTCATTTTAGTGGGTATTTCTGTTAGATCTTCATTAGTTGTTGAATAATTTGGATCAGTAAACTTAACTTTTATTTTATAAATTTCTTCATTTTTTAAAATAGATAATATTTCTTTAAATTGTTCTTTAGATACTATATCTATTTCATTTAATTTGGTAATAATATGTCCAATAATTATACCTTTTCCAGAAGCTTGAGAATTAGGTTTAATTGTATTAACAATTGGTTTGGTATCATCTGTAAATAAAATTCCAACTGGTGTTTTCAAATCAAAATCTATATAAATATCTCCCATATATATATTATAACATATTAAATTAATTATAAGATACTATATAACCCCCAGTTATCATTAATATAATACCTACCACTATCTTTGATTCTATCTCAGCTTTTAAGAATATAACACTAAATATGAATGTTAAGATTACTTCCATATTTATGATACACATAGGTTTGCCAGCATTAGATCCACATGTCTGTAGCGCTTTATAAATTGAGGGATCTATGAGAACATAGACTATAAATATTCTGACTAAAATTACTAATAAATCTGAGTTTTCTACTTTAGCAACTTTATGACCGGTGCTAATAACATACGTCCATATACATATAAATGAAAATGTTATAGCATACACTAAATAATCGATATACTTGTATTTTGTTGATATCTTTTTAGTTATCATATTTTTGATTGAAATGAATACTGCCGCGATTAAAGCATATTTTACCCAATCTTCCATATACTATAATAAATAAATTAGTTTAAAAAGATAACATTAAATTATCATTAAATTTAATGAGTTGTAAATCTTTAAAATTCAATGGTGTTGAACTCGCGGATTTCTCAGATACACAGTTAAAACAATTATGTTTAAAACATCAAATCATAACTACATCAGAAGCACATAGTATGTCTAAAGAGCAATTATTAATTGAAATTAAACATTTTTTAACGCATAAGATGAATAAATATAAAAGTCGTAGATTGTCACAACCTAATATAATGAATCCAGGTAAAGGTGCTACAGGACCACCGCAATCAGGGGAACAATATAATCGTGATAGGAGAATGAGTGAACCTATTACTTCTAGTGAAGTACAAGCAGCAACTGAGTCACATGAAGCTAGACAACGTGTAGAATCTGGTAAAAATGAAATACGGGATATGAAAAATAATCCAGATATGAAAAAGTTCGACCAATTAGGTATGTATCCAGCTGTTTCTCGTGTAGTAGCTATTGGAGATTTACATGGTGATCTCAAGGTAACTTTACAAGCACTAAGACTGGCTAAAGTTATACCAAGTAATATATATCCCTATAATGTAGATCAAATTAGTTGGTCAGGTGGTAACACGTGGGTTGTTCAGTGTGGCGATCAGATAGATCGCTGTAGGCCCGATTCATGGAAGAAAAATTGTATAGAAGATTGGTCTGATGTAGTAGAAGATGAAGGAAGTAATATGAGAATTATTAAGATATTTCAAAATTTAGACGTTGAAGCACGGAAAGTTGGTGGTAGAGTATTAGGTATAATAGGGAATCATGAACTAATGAATGTTGATAAAGATTATAGATATGTTTCACCAGAAGAATTCTTAGAGTTTGTTCCTGCATCACAAAAAGGTCCTAAATTTACAGACGATGGATATCCTATGGGATACTATCATAGATTAAAATCATTTGAACGTGGTGGTAATATAGCTAAACATTATGCTTATCAGAAAAAATCTGTGATTCAGATAGGTAAGTTTATATTTGTTCATGGTGGAGTAGGTCATGCTTTAGCCAGTAAATATACCCTTCATGAATTAAATAGTATAGTTAGAAAGTGGTTATTAAAAGAAGGAACAGAAGAAGATGATAAAGTATTTGATGAAATATTTAGATCAGATGATGATATTTCGCCATTTTGGTGTCGCCTATATTCTGAAGAAGATGATGAAGATGAAAATACCGAACAAGGATTTAATCAATTAATGAGTATTCTGAATAAAAGAAATGAAGTTATACAACCGATAGATGGTATGGTTGTAGCACATACACCACAGTTTATGAATGATCGTTACTTAAATTCTAGGTATAATAATAGATTATGGAGGGTAGATGTTGGAATGTCGAGGGCATTTGGAAAACATGATATGTGTGGTGATAATAAATTTAGACAAATTCAAGTATTAGTTATTAATAATGATTCTGAATTTGAAATATTAAAATCACCTTATAATGGTAGAGCACAATGCGATGGAATGGGTGATACAGTAGATATTCATACACAATCTATGCCCTTCTAGTTCTCCTTCTAGTTCTCCTTCTATCTTTAGTATTTTTCACTTTTTTAGTATCTTTATTTAAATATAATTTTTCTAATTCTAGATATTTATTATATGCATCTAATGGATTTAAACGTTCTTTATTATCAGGTTCACACATAGATTTAAATAAATCTATAAATGGTTTTATTTCTTTTTCTAATAGTAATTTTTTAAGAGTATATAATTTATTATATGATTTAGCAATCTTTAACAATATATAAGGAACTAGAATACCCAATGAATATGTATCTAGTGTAGATATAATATTTGTTTTTTCTTTCATTAATTTACCATCTTTAGCATAATTTATTAAATTAAGTAAATATTGTTTTGTATTCTTTCTACCAAATAAAGTTTCATGGACTAATATATATCTTTCATGTAATCCTCTATATATTTCATCTGAAATTTCATAATATTCATTATTTAAATTATATTCATCACCAAATAAATAAATAAATTCATATGGATAACTTGGATAAATACGTGCTGATTGAAACTCATTATTAATCCTATTCATAATAAAACTAATATCACTATATTTACACGATAAACCAAAATCTATATATTTACAATTACCATTAAATATAATATTGTCATATTTAATATCATGGTGTAATATATTATTCTTATTCATTTCAACTAATCCTATAAATAATGGTTTTATTATTTTCATCAAATATAAGAAATTTTTATTAAAATCTTTTTTAGTAATTTTGTTAAAAATATTATGAATTAAATCCATTAAAGAATTACCCGAATATGGACCTATTAACATATATTTATTTTTGTTGAAATCTCTTACAGTAATATTATTATCTTCTAAACATTCACGTATTTGTGGTTCAATTTTACTTATTTTATCATATTCTGGTGGAACACATGCTTTATTCCAAATTGCCGCCCAATTTTCATGACCTCTAATATTACTTATTAATTTACTTATTTTGAATTCATATCTAGCTTCATTTTTAGATTTATTATCATAAAATATTTTAGATACACCATCACTTGTATAATTACCTTTATGTGAACTATTACATTTTATTCCAGGATAAAACACACATCCATAAGAACCCATACCTATTAAATCTCCTCCTAATTTTAAATTATTATCCATATTATAATATAAATATATATAATAAATATATAATAAATATATAATATAATATGGATAAAGAAATATTAAATAATGTTAAAAAAGTTAAATATTATGAAGAATTATATGATTTACCCCGGATATCTTTAGTGAATAAACCTATTACAAATCAAAAAAAGTTAAGAATTGGATTAATTAATGTTCCATGTGGGGGTTTTGGTGATATCATTGTTTGTCAAACATTTTATGAATACTTGAAGAGTTGGTATCCTCAACATGATATAGTTTTATGTACTACAACACCTGAAAAATTCAAGAAACTTGGTATTGATATTAGATCTTATAAGAAAATAGATGTTCATGGTGATTCAGAATGTGAATTACATAATTTATTATATTTCAAAAAACAACCCAAAAAGTTTGATATAATGATATGTATTCCAATTATAAATTATCAGTTTAATATCAATCAATTTAAAAAATTTATCCCTTATGCAAATTTATTTAATACATTTACAATGAGTGAATACAATGGATATATACCACCTTATACCTTTCCTATTGGAGTAGGTAAAGGTCAATTAGGTCTGTTCATAACTGAACAAAATGTAAATAAACATAATTTGATAGATGGACCATATGCTTTAGTATACATACAACCTTCACCTGAATGGGGTGTTCATAGTAAAACATGTTTCTTAAAGTTTATGGAAATGATATCTAAGAAATATTATAAAGTTCATCCATACTTTCAAGTTGTTGTTCAGCAATGGTTAATAGATGATTTGAATGATTCACCACAATTCAAAACAAGATTTAAGAAAGCTTTAGAACCCTATTATACGAATGTATTAATTCATTCAGCCGATGGAGATCATGATTTCATAGATGGTGAAGGCGGGCATAGTTTAGTTTTAAGAGGAGATATATTACCTAAACCTAGACCAGAATTTATTTCTCTAATGAAATATAGTGTTCAAGATATTTTATTGACCGGTGACCAAAGTATAACTGATTGTTTTAGCGCCTGTTCTAATAAACATATATGGTATCAAATAGCACCGTGGAAGACAGATTTTGCTGATAACTTAGCTAAATGTATTCCAGATAAACACATCGATAATTTTAGGACAACTTGTGGAACACTCAAAGGAATAAATCAAAAAATTAATTATAAACCTTTTTTAAAAGAATATGATTTTAGAAAGTTAGGTAAAGTAAGGATGGATTCAATTTTAAATTTTATCTACAATAAGGATGATTTTAAAGAATACATGGAAATAATTTTACATAGTAGGAATAAAGAATCGGCATTAAAAAAATTGAAAAATAAAATATAAGATACAATAATATGGATCCACAAAATACAAATAATCCTAGAGGTTATAATAGAACATTAGGAGAAGATGGGTGTCCTCTATTACCTTTAGCAAGTCAAGATCCTTTAGTTAGTCAATTTAATATAGACCGTTTAAAAACAACGGATGCCATGAATACTAATTCTTGTGGTGAAGGATATTATATAAAACAAGATACTAGATCATGTCCATTAGGATGTGTTCAATGTAATGAAGAAAATAATGATTTTAATAATGAAAATGCTGATATGTGTTCTTCTGATCCTATTATTTGGCAAGACGCACAAAGACAAGCTAATATTGCTAGAAGGGATTTATCTAATATATGGTCACAAATAGACGAAGTTATGACCGGTCAAACGCCTATAAATAATATTCAGGATGATGTAGTTATAACAGATAATATAAAAGCTTGGTATACTGATAGATTATCTAATGGACAAATAAAAATGTTAATGCTTAGGAATAAATATAATAATATTAAAGATGTAAATGAAATTACACCTGAATTATTAACTCAGTTTAAGAATGAAGTTAGTAGTACACGTGGTTCAACTGTTAGTTGTGTAGAACCAAATGAATTAGGTGAAGAAATTAGTTCAAGAGTTAATTTAGATGATAATTATTTAATAGAAGATGAAAATACTAGTGGTTCAGAAAATACTAGTGGTTCAAAAAATCAAATGATAGGTATAAATCAATATGACACTGAAGGTATACAAAGATGGGATGGTTGTGATGAGAGTAGTATGTTTGGTCCAAAAAATATAATAATGGAAGAAATTCAGGATTGGGAAATAAATCAACCTTCAAATCTACGTTCAAAACAACCATCACGAGATATAGGTGTAAGCGAAGAAATTACATATGGAAATATGGGTTTAGGTATCATGGGTGTGGAGTTGTTCCCACCTAATAGAGAATTTGAAGATTGTGTAAATAATTTATTAAATGAATATGATGATTATAGAGATGGTAAAATAATTAATGAAATTAGAGATATTCATAATATTTTACAACTTGAACCAAGGCATATAGAATTCATTAAAAACAAATTAGAATTAATGATTATTTCATCTACTAAAGATAAAATAAAATCATGTATTATTGATCATATCCAAATAGAAGATATTTGTAAAATGAGTTTATCTTATAAAATGTTGATATTATTAAATATATTATTTAGTACAATTGGTTTTAATTTAGAACTAAATAAAATTAATAGTGAAGATCCTAATATTAGAAAGAAACTAATATTGATTATTGATGAAATGGGAGATTTAATACCTAGAAGTCTAGATAGAATCATAGAAATATCAGAAGAAATTGAGTTAGATAAATGTGGTAAAATTAGTGGTAGAACATTAGTATTAAAAGAAATGCAAGATGTATTATTTAATCCACCTAAAAAAAGTATTAATTTAGAATTACCTAATATAAAAAATTTCTTATCAGAAGAATATATGAGTGATAATGAATTTAATCGTTTTGCTGTGATAGCTGGTATAGGATTAGCTGTTTTAAAATTTATTTAGAATTAAACTGTATCTATTATGATACTTTATTAATTATGGCACTTTATTAATTATGACACCCCAATTCCCCTTTTCATAAAATGAAGTATAATTATAACCTTTTAACATATTTTCTAATTCATTTTCTTTAAAAACATAGTAGTATCTCTTACCAAGTAATCTACCTTGTTTATCTTTCCAATCAACAAAGTTTTCTTGTTTAATAAATTTACGCCTTGAGTCATCTTCTTGTTCTAATGCCCAAACAAGTATAAAAACTTTCCCACCTGGTTTAGTAATTCTTAGCAATTCGTTGATAGCTTTTATCCTTTTTTCATTAGACGATAAATGATGAATTACAGCGATAGACATAGTATAATCAAAACTATTATCATTATATGGTATATTTAAGATATCACCTACTATGACATTTAAACCTTTATATACACATATTTTTACTAAACTTTCGCTAAAATCACAACCAAAATAATGAACACCTTGTTTTATGTTCATATTTTTACCGTTCCCACATCCAATATCTGCTATAGTTGATCCTTCTTCCACGTAGTCCATAAACTTTTCTACGCATGTCCATGGTCTATACCGTGTATTGCTGAATTCTTTAGCAGTTGAATTATAAAATTTTTTAACATAGTTTTCTTCTATATTCATATTGATGATTACGATTTAATTTAATATCAAATTTGATTTAAAAACTATGTTCGTAATATTAACAGTATAACTATGAGCACTATAAATACAAATAACATTCTACAATGGCAAAACACCGATAAGAATCAATTCTCATTATTCATTCGTGATTTGACACAGAACCTTACAAATGTTAAGCATATGATAGAAGATACTTTGAATGACGATAAGATGGTTGAAGCACCAGTAATAAAAAATCAAAAAAAGAAAAAAGTTGTTAAAAAGAAAAAGGATATTATTATTGAACAGCAAAATAAACTTCGTAAAGAAAAGTTAGTAAAAGAAGACATATCTAAGTTGGACTATGTTATGGATAATATCGATAATAACAATCCATATAAATCATTTTCTTTAGTAAAGACAGAAGAAGGTTTGTTAGAACTAAAGTTTAGAATGTTATCACATTTTTGGAAGTTAAGAAAAGAACACTTACCACATCTAATGAATTTATATTTCCAGTTAGTTGATAGTGGTTCTACAACAGAACAAAATGAATTATTACAAAAGATACAAAAGAAGTTAGATGATACAGAATATAAACTATACATGATGAAACATTTATCACACCTTTTACCACCTCTTAACATACATGAACCCAAAGTAAAGAAATTGGATGATTGGCAAATAGATGTCCTTAATTACATAAAAAAGGGTGAATCAGTCATTGTCAAAGCACCTACATCATCTGGTAAAAGTTTTGTAGCATTGAGTGCGGGTATCATTCATAATAAGATATTATATGTTTGTCCAGCGAAACCAATTGCTTATCAAGTAGGCGCACATTTCAGTATGATGGGATACAAAGTCCATTATCTACTAGATAATCTGTCAAATCAAAGTTATGATAGTAAAACTAATATATTTGTAGGTGTCCCAAAAGATATAGAAGATAATCTTTATAAAATTGGCACCGATTTTGATTATGCAGTATATGATGAAATTCATAATCTAAATAAAGAAGATGATGGACATATCTATGAAAATATTATAAAGTTGATTCAATGTCCATTCTTAGCATTATCAGCTACAATAGGTAATATCGAATACTTGATAGAAGTGATCACTAAAATACATAATGATGATTTAACTAATTTAAGAGAAGAAAAGCGAAAGCAAGCATGTTTAAAGAGTAAAACATCATATTCAATTAATACCAAGATACACTATGTTGAATATACAAAAAGATTTATCAATCAACAAAAGATGGTTTATGAAAATGGTTCTTTACAGAAGATACATCCATTATCATGTATTGGATATGATGATTTAAATGAATCTTTCTTAAAAAGTAATTTACAATTTACTCCTTATGATAGTGCTGTCCTCTGGGAAACAATTGAAGAAGTATTTGAAAACGTAGATAAAGATGATATTGTTGAAGATTTATCACCTGATAATTATTTTGAAAATGATAATAAAATTCTAACACTTGATGACACTAGGGACTATGAATTATTTATTAAAGGTAAGTTAGTGGATTTGAGTAAAACTCATCCAGATGAAATTAAAGAAGTATTATCCAAATTCAATCGTTGTCCAAATATTATGCGAACTGAGACGGAAAAAGATATAATTAATATGTTTAGTGAGTGTAAGAAAAATGATTGTTTGCCTATGTTAGTATTCAATACTGATACAGTTAAATGTAAAGAATTATTTACAAATTTATATGGTCTTATTGATTCAACGGAACTAGAATGGTATCCATATCATTATGATATTTTAGAATTCAAAGATGAACTTTATAGTAGGTTCAGAGATAAAAGGCAAGAATATGTTGATAATATTAAGATAGGTAAGACTACTGATGCCCTATCTGATAAGCGAGAAAAGGTAGATAGATATGATAGAAACTCAGAAAGAGAATACATTCAAGAGGTTTTAAAGTATTATCAGTCATGTATCCATAATATTATAAGATCTGATGTAAATGATGAATTAAAATCACTTCAAGTGAAGAATTTGAAGAAGGAAATGTCTAATTATCAAAAATATCCTACATATGGTTCTATAGATGTATTTCAAAAACATAAAGATTTCTGTTTCTCTAATTCTGATCCAATGACTGGTGATCAAATAAGAAATATTAGAAGAGAAATACAAAAGACTTTAGGTATTAAATTACCTTATGAACATGAATTATTTCAAATGTTAAAAAGAGGTATCGGTATTTATACAGAGTCAATGCCCGAAGAATATAAATGGATTCTACAAAAGTTAATGGATGATAAAAAGATTGGTATCGTAATTTCTGATAGGACACTATGTTTGGGTATCGATTTACCGATTCGTTCAAGTTGTCTGCTAGGTCTGCCAGGTAAAAATTACTTTACAATTGATGATTATTTACAAATGAGTGGCAGGGCTGGCAGGAGAGGTAAAGATGATAAAGGTAATACTATCTTTTACAATCTTAATTATCATAAATTAATGAAAGGTGAATTACCCAATATAGTGGGATCTTGTAGAGGTATTCCGGGAAATTATCGTGCATTGAATAAATCTGTAGATAATGTTTATAAAAATCCTATAGATTTTAGAAAGTTGAATGATATGTATTATGAACAAAGTAATAATCCTAAGTTACAATGGTTGCTTAGATATGAATCTAGTGTTCCAGAAGTTATTGATAGTATTGATAAATGGAATAAAGATATTTATAATTCTGTAACTGATTTAGATAAAGAATTATGTGTATTAGAAAAACTAATACAATTAAATGAACATAATTATAATGATAATATAGTAGAATGTTATAAGAAAAATGTAATTGATGATAATATTTATCAATTCAAAGAAATGGTTAAATACATAGAAACTATACATAATATTTTAAGAGATAAAAAATATACACATATGAAAGATACTATGGTAAAGGTACATTCTAATATGAAAGATATGATTTTGAGGTACCATGGATTAGTATGATTTTATGCCTTTCGTTTATATTTTAAGGGTGTTTTACGATCATCTAAACATTCTTGACATAAACAATCTTTATTAATAGAACCAATATCATATACATTAATCTTAATATTGCTTGGTATACATTTAACACACCAAGATTGTCTATAATCTTCACCTTTTATTTTGAAAAGACACTTAGGTCCAACACATTTACCTGCTATTCCACAATGTAAGAATTTATGACAACCACCACAACTGGCTACTAATTCATGTTCTTTTAATTTAAATGATTTATTACAATTACCACAAACTAATGTTTCGTCTAAGAATAATTCAGTAAATTCTTTGCTAGTTAATTGATCATTGATTATAGATGAGTTATTTATTTTAGTGTTTTTTATTTTAGAGTTTTTAATTACTTCAGGATAAATTATATGTTTTTTTGAACAACAGAACATTAAGTTTTTAAAATTATTAAGTTTTTCATTAAAATAATTAATATTTAATCAAATTTTATCTATTGTATATTATAAATGGTAAAAAGTTCATCTAAGAGATCGCCTAGAGTTGCTAGATCGCCTAGAGTTGCTAGATCGCCTAGAGTTGCTAGATCGCCTGTTAGAGCAACTGGTTCAAGAGCCCAAGTAATGAATGGAACTGCTAAAAGGACATCCGGAAATTTGACGCGTGCTGATTTGAAATACAATAAACAAGGTCGTATTGTATCTAGAAAGCAAAGTGCTCGTGCTAAACGTGAAAATAGATTAGTTAAATCAGGATACGTTACGAAGAAAGGTGAATTTGGTTCAGTATTCGTTGGTGATAATAAAAAAAGATCACCTAAAAGAAAATCATCTACCAGTTTTTCATTCTTCTAAATAAAATATATTCAAGTAATATAAATGGAAACATTAAGTGTAGGTGGCGAAATGAATGAATTAATGTCAACAAAAATGTGTAGTCCTTTAATTGTATATTTCGCAGTTGTAGTATTGTGTGGTATAACTGTTTATTTAACTAGAGATCATTTAAAGAGACATAATACGCATAAGATGGACAATTTATTTAATATGTATTCATTTAATGAAGTTAAATTAATGATAGTATTAGGTATAACAATCTTTGGTTTATGTCAGTACAATAAGACTACATTAGCATGGGTGTTCTTAATTTTCCCTATCATCTATTGTATTATTCAAGCTGCTATTATTCATATACATGTTTCTTCAGGCGTTCAGAACGCGCCAAAAGTAAATACTATGCCTGATAATCATTATGTAGGTGGTGGAGAAGTGGTTCCACAAGATACAACCAGAGAAAGACAACAATCACACGGTATATATGTACCTCCAGCTAAATATGAAATCCCTGTCAATACCACCGTTTCAACCCCTTTAATGAGTATGAATAATTCACAATCTAATTCGGTTCCAAGTGGTTTTAGTAGTGCTGGTTCGGGTAGTTCTGATACATATGCACAAACATATTTCTAAAATAATTAGTATTTTTTAAATTTAAAGTTAATTCTTATAATAACTTACATGAAGATCTTATCATTTGATGTAGGTATTAAAAATTTATCATTTTGTTTACTAAATGATACATTTATTGAGGATTGGGGTATCTTAAACATATGTACCAACGATATTTGCGACCATTGTTCTAAGGATGGAAAACATTGTGATAAAAGTGCTAAGTTTGTTGATAAAGATGGATTTAAAGTCTGTCCTGGACATAGCAAATTAAAATCTTATTCAGATAAAAAATTTAAGAAAGTATCAAAAAAAAATAACCCTATGTTAGATCAAGGTAAGTGTATAGTTGAAAACCTTCAAAAAAAAGATAACTTTTTAGATGTAGATTTAGTGGTAATAGAGAATCAACCAGCTTTAAAGAATCCAACTATGAAGTCTATACAAATGATGATTTATAGTTATTTTTTGATAAATGGTGTATGCAATATTAGCTCTAAAATAGAAAATATGGAGATGATAAATGCTCGTAATAAACTAAAAGCTTATAAGGGACCAGTAATACCATGTATTATAAATGATAAGTATAAGAAAACTAAGTTTTTAGGAATAGAGTACTGTAAACATATGATAAATGAATCTGAACAAGAAAAAAAAATTATAGATTTATTTGTAAACAGCAAAAAAAAAGATGACTTGGCTGATGCTTATTTACAGGGGATGTATGTTTTAGGATTAAAACTTTAGTAGATTTATTTCATTAATCCAAAATATATTATATATGACCTCTGCTCCACAGTGGGAAATGTTAGATTCTGATAGTTATACTTTTTTTCAACTTAAAGAAGAACATGAACATGCTACTATACATTCAAAGATGGTAATGATGTTATAATAAATAAATATTTAGGTAAAATCCAATAGTTTTCTGTCATAATTGTAATTGGAAAAAACTTGGAGGTAAAGGGATTACTCAAGAAGTTGATGGATTTATAGTATTTTGTAGAGGTGAAGGGGGTCGTGGTGCTAATCGAACTACTTGTACTAATTACACTAATCATTCATTATGTAATAGTTTAGGTGTTTATACTAATGGTAGTGATAAAGGTTAATTTGTCGGATACAATGTTTATGCATTAAATAAAGATAATAATACATACTGGATAAGGCGTAATAAATTTAATCATATTCCGCAGTCAAATATAACTGAATTAGTTACAATTCCAAATTCAGAATATGTAAGAAAATGCTACGCGCTGAAAAGATTTTATCGGGGCCTCATCGCCTCAGATTACGTATTTGAGGGAACACTAGATGATTTATTTACCACAGAAGGAGATATGCGTATTCTAGCATTTTTGACTAATTTCAAATCAGTAGTTAATATATTAAGTGATTGGGCAAATTATGACTATCTTTATATGGATCCCAAGCTTTCTAAGGATCCACCTTATATAAAAATGATAGAAGATGTAAATTTGAATAGATTTATGGGAAAGTTTAGTGGAATAACTGAAGAATCAATTAGCAATATTAAAGAACAATTACAAGATTTTAAAACAAACGTAATACCTTTAATATATATGAAAAATGGTTTAAAAGACGGTCCCAAGCTTTCTGAAACTGCTAGACTTAGTTTAATGACTCGGGATATAAAAGATAAAGTAAATGAAATTTGTAGAGTTTTGAATGAATTTATAGACCTTGAAATTAAAAAAATTACTCTTAGTCTTGATCTTGCAAGCGAACGCGGTGTAATTAAAAAGAAGAAACAAAGTAAAAAGAAGAAACAAAGTAAAAAAAAGAAACCAAGTAAAAAGAAGAAACAAAGTAAAAAAGAAGCCTAGAAATAAACATATTAAAACAAAAAGAAGATAAGTGCGTTTATTTTATATTTAAAGATTTTATTTATTAAATAAGATATCAATGAAAGACGTGTTATTATATTCTCTTAAAATGTATTATTCTAATGATAATAATTTAACAAAGTTATTAAACATCATAAAATTCAAGAAAAGTATTTCTTTAAGAATTATTGATTGGTTTGCTACAAATTATTCAAAAAAGTATAATACTATATTTATAATATATAAAGACGATGAAGGTAATAAGACACTTAAAGAAACAGAAGATATTTATTCACAATTCAATGTATATAATTCATATAAATCACAATTGAAAGCTTATTCTAAGAAACGTTTTGATCCATTCTGTAGAAGAGAAAGATTAGATATTGAAATTAACGGTCATTATTTAAATACAACTATTGGACAACTGAATTTTTTTAGATGGGTAATAAATAATAATATCGTTGAATATATAGAAGAAAATATTAATGAAATAGAGAATGATATGAATTATTCTCTAAAGCAAATAAAACAAAATTATAAAAAATCAGGTTCATCAACCCGAAAACCTAGACAAGAGATATCAAAGTCAGCTCAAAAGTGTTTAAATAAGACACCATTAAAAGTTTCTATTACATTTGATTAAATATATTTTACTTAGTTAGAACTCTTCTTCTTCTTCTTAACAACCTTCTTTACTACTGGTTGTTCTTCTTCTTCAGAGTCTGATTCATCCTTAACTTCTTCTTCATCCTTAACTTCTTCTTCATCCTTAGAATCATCCGAATCTTCTTCTGATTCTACAAAGTTATCTGTTTGTTCTACAGGTTCGCTGCGAACTTCCTTAGAATCTTCATCATCATCATCATCAAACGCATATCCAGAATATTCTACTGGACTGTTAATCTTTACTTGTTCTGCACGCCAAGTACAACCAAACTTACCCGATGCGATCCACAAGCCATTACACTTTAGAATCATCTTAACCTTTGTTCCTTTCTTAAACATAGTTTCAAGATTTACCGCACCATCACCTTCTAGTGAAAGTTCATTCTTATCAGCATCATAACAGTCGCATTGAACCTTGCCATCACGCTTTACAATCTTGAAAGCAAATGTAGGAGCCCACTTTCCATTTGGTTCACCCGTTTCAGAATCTAGTGAAACCTTAACCATGTTATTGTATAGTTCCTTAGCAATATCTTCTGTTAGTGACTTCTTCTTGAACCAAGATAGAGAATTTTCCATACCTGCTTCCATAACCGCCTTGTCCATGCTTACTAGCATATCATGAAAATTCTTCATAGCACCAGAATTAAATCCATCCATTGATACCTTAATTGAATACTTACCAGAAGTATCATTTTCAGGATAGTATGTGCCACTATCGTAAGGTACAGTCATCTCAGGTGTCTGAACAAATAGCGGGTTTCCTTCATAGTTGACATAAATAATCTTTGCACCACTTGGTAGAGACTTTACTGCGGAGAAAGACAACTTACTAACATCAACGTTTTGGGGCTTTTGTGGAGACGCAGTGATATTAGACATTTTGTTTAGTTGTTCTGTTTTTTTGTTGTTCTGTTTTTTTTGTTGTTCTGCTTTTTGTTTGTTCTGTTTTGTTGTTCTGTTTTTGTTGTTCTGTTTTTGTTTTTATGGTTTGTTTCTATTATATAGGCAAATCAAATTTTTAAGTAATTTATCCTAAAGAGAATCTACTTAAATATTTTCAACGGAATATATATAATATGTCGGAAATTAAAAATATTAAAGTTTGTATTCATAATTTGGATAATCATAAATGTAATAAGAAACCTAATAAATGTTATGGGGGGTATTGTAAAAAACATAAAGATGAATATTTATTAAAAGAAGGTATAATTAATCTAGATAATTTTACAGGAGATATAAAAGATTATAAGTTATGCGACCTTAAGAAATATTGTAATGAAACAATATCCAAGTGTCCTAGTAAATTTAAGAAAGATGATTATTTTAAGAAAATAATGGAATATCATAACAAACAAAATTATTTACGAAATAATATTAAATCTATCTTAAAAATACAATCGTACGTAAGAAGATTTACTATTAATAAGAATATTAGATTGAGGGGATTAGCTTATCTTAATAGGTCTATATGTAATAATGATGAAGATTTTTATACATATGAACCTATACAAGATATTGAAGATAAATATTTTTTTAGTTATAAAGATAATCAAAAAAATTTCTGGGGATTTGATATAAGATCTTTAAAAAAATTATTAGATATGAATTATGATAATCCATATACAACTGAGACCATACCAGAATCAGTAAAAAATCAAGTAAATACATTGATTAATCATTTGAATCAAAATAATATAGTGACTGTAATAGATAATACGATTGTTTCCGATAGAAAAGCATTAGTGAAACAAAAGTTTGTAGATATATTTGCACAAATAGAATATGTTGGATATAGTTGTGATGTATCTTGGATATTAGAATTAAATAATCACAGATTAAAAAGATTATATAGAGAATTAGAAGATATATGGAATTACAGAGCAAATTTAAATGAATTAACTAAAAGATCAATTGTACCACCTAATGGACAATTATGTTCAACTCCTGTACAAGAATATAATCATTGTAATGTAAAGGTTGAACTACAAGAGATGCTAGCCAATGAATTACTTAAAATATGTAGTGCTACTGATAATGCTAATATGAATTTAGGATTTATGTATTTTATAATTGCTCTAAGTTATGTTAGCAGACCATGTTTTATGGTTCATAATTGGGTTCAATTTGTTTTATAATTTTTATATTATAAAAAATCTATTATATATTATAAAATGCCTAGAAAGAACTTATCTAAGCGTAGAAAACAAAGTAGAATTAATTCTCGTAAAAATTACCAATCTAAACGTAGGAATTTACACACTAAGAAAAGAAAGAAATATACAAAACGTAGAAATACTAAAAGATATAAGCGCAATAACTTAAAATTTGGAGGATCAAGTGATGATTCTGAGTTTGTAAAAGACGTTGTTTATAGCGGAAATTCGGAAAGAAGTGTGATGGGATTTTTATATAAGCCAGAATTTTATATTGAAATTGATAGTGGAACCAAAAGTATTAACTTAGATAATTTAGATGCATTATTTACCAAGTTTACTATTACATGTATGCCCTTCCCCTGCGATACACAAGAAGAAACTGATATATGGTATTTATTCCATGATTTACCAACATCACCTATCCAGTTAAAAAATATCGACATCCGCGCTAATAAAATAAAAGAATTATTAAACAGCTTGTATAATATTGTAAAAAATGATAGTGATAAATTAAGTAATTACAAAGACCATTTTTCAAAATTAAAATCTGTAGAATTTGAAAGAGCGAAGACTGATGCCTTAGAAAGAGCTAGAAAATAAAATATGTTGCAATCTAGGAATTACTCTGTATCATAAATACCTCTATATGAAGGTCTATTGTTAAAAGGTAAAAATAATTGATAAACAGGTATATAATATTTTAGGTAATCATATAAGCCATAATTTTCTTAAAATACTTAAAAAATAAACGTTTTAATATATCATAGAGAGATAGTAAGTGCGGTTGAAATAAAAGAAAAAAACATAAGTAAGAGTATAAAAATGCCTGGTAATAAGAAAGTATCCGCCCCCAAGAAGAAGGTTGTTAAGAAAGCTACCGATAAACCAGTTGAAGCAACTCCTGCTACAGATGTTCCTGTAGTTGACACACCAGTAGTTGACACACCAGTAGAATCTAAAAATGATTCTATTAATAACTATGCTAGTGAATTTAGTCATCTAGTTGAACAACTAAAGGTTCTACAGAATTCTCTTAAGGAACTGACTGTTTACACATCTAACCTTGAAAAGCGTATTACTAAGGATCATAAAGTTTTAAATAAACGCGTTAATGGTAAGCGCAAGCGCGCCAACACTTCATCTTCTCCAAGTGGTTTTTCGAAACCGGGTCCCGTATCAGATGAACTTAGAACTTTCCTAAAGCTTGGTGATGGCGAACTAATTGCTCGCACTGAAGTTACTAAGCGCATTAATGCTTACTGTAAGGAGAATGGTCTACAGGGTAAAGAAGATAAGCGTGTATTAAAGCCGGATAAAGCATTAAGGAATCTACTAAGACTAGGTAAGAATGATGAACTAACATTTTTCAACCTTCAAAAGTACATGAAGGTTCACTTTCCTAACAAGGATGGAGTCTACCCAACAGCCTAGTTTATAGATAAATTTCTAATATTTAAAAAATTCTAATTCCAAGCATGTCATTCTAGTAGTTTTTAACAAATAGTCAGAATTTGTATTAATTTTTTTAATTTCTAAACATTTTATTTTCTTTAAGTACTCCAAATACTTGATTTTATCATTTAATTTTATAAAATTATCATTATTATTTATACAGTATTGTAAGAAACTATTTAAAGAACAATATAATTCCGTTTTTATTAAGTAATATGCAGTTACATTAGTTTCTTTATTAACATCTTTATTTAGTTTTAGTAAGTCTAACACCTTGCTGCTTTGAAACTTACTAAATTCTATTTCTGTTGAAACAAAAGTGTCAAAAATATGATAACATTTTGATCTATCTTTACTACTAATTAATCTAGATAATAAATAACAATGTATCAATTCAGCCCATATTTCTGTATATGCTTCAAAAGTATTCATTTTAGGTGAAGTTATACCATATTTATCTTTATAATGTTTTACTATATGGAGTGTATCTTGTTTATAATCATAAGATAAGCCGTGGATTAATTCATGAATACTTACTTTTACAATTTCTTCTTTACGCCATACAGTTATATCGCATTCTTCAGGTGATGACCAACATGCTCCTCCATTTACTTCTTCTTTATCAAAATATGTATCACCATCTAAGACTCTTTTCACGTCTAATAAATAATACGTCAACGTTATATCTCTTACTTTGTGTGGTGCTAAATGTGCTGTAAATGATAAAGCAAAAGCTAACGTATCTACTAATAAATCAAGATCTGGTACATTAAAATAATGAATATGGAGGTTAAACGTGAAGTTCCCTGATTTTATTATGACTTCTCTGTAATTATCCATAGCTACGATATCTTTTTGTAAATGTTTATCGATAAAAGGGTTATTTGAAACGCTTTTATATGATAATGTTTTTTTTTGATCTTTTACTGATACAATTTCATACTCAATATCTATACTTTCAAACAAAGAATATAATTTCTTTAAGTTACCTTTTAAAGGTTTTGTATGAGGCGAAAAGGTATCAAAGGCTAAATATGAATTTTGTGTTAGCATAGTTACTATAGGTTAGATATTATAAACTGGTAAACTGGGATCAATAAATATTTCTTTTTTATGAAATAATTTTTTCATAATTTCTTTGTTTGAATCATCTATACATCCGTGTTGGATTTGATAGATAATATGAAGATTTCCTCTTACCTTTGTAAAAGGATTATAGAAACCAAAGGTGTTTATAGATGATTTCTTTTTTTTAGTTAGTTCAGAAGCTATACAGCATATTTTGAATTTGTTGGGTAAACGAAGTTGAAACGTTGAACCATAATAAACTTCATATAAATCTATTTTTTTGATATAATACAAATCATATCCTTTTTTATAATAATTTTCATTGGTTAATGTCATTAATTCTAACTTGATAGTAGATGAAATGTCATTAAATAAATAGATATCATAATCACTGTCAATAATGAATAAATGATAGTATGATACCCTTGTCTTAACTATGATCTGTTTACAAACTCTATTGAATACATCTTCTAATGAACGTTTTAAATGTAATGTAATGTTATCATATAATTGCGTAGCATCGATATATTTGATATTATCTGTCTTAATCAATTTTGTAGAAGTGTTCTGTCGGGCTGTTGTAGAATTATTTTTGAATATACTATTATTCTTAAACAAATTATATAGATTTACCTTTGAACGTGTATTTTTAGGAACACTATAAAATAAATTCATCATTAAGCGGACTTCTACAGAATTAATAAACGAATTATAATACTTATAAATTAAATCATAATCTTCTTGTGTAAATGTATAGTCATTACCCGATAAATCTATATCATATTGATGCCTCTTAATAGGGTCCATCAAAGTTTCATATGCTGTTTGTATTTCTTTAAAATGTTCTTCATCGCCTCCTTTATCAGGATGATGTATTTTAGCATATTTATAATAATGTTTTTTTATCTCATCGGTAGTAGCTGATTCTGAAACATTTAATAATTCATAATAATTCATGTAATTAGATAGTATAGTATTCTAAATGTTTAAATAAACTATAAATGATATATTCAAGATATAATGGTTTTCTATAAGAATATCCATATAAATGATTAACATTTACTATATCTTTGATAGCATCATATTTAACCTTTGCAGGTAAAGTAACACTTTTACATATATTTTTCACTATATACTGTTGTAGGTCTAATGATGAATTATGATTCATATAATACATATAACATATTTCTCTAATATCTTCTATTGTCTTTTTATTTAATCCCAGACTTATTAATTTTAAAATATTTTGATACGTTATTAAAATAGTTTCATCATTATTCATTTTATTAGGTAAGCTAAATGTTAAATATCTATTTCTAATATTAATATCTAATTGATTTATTCTTCTACTATGAATAATGAATGAAGATGTTTCATATACCGATTCGGCTATACTTTTAATCTTAAGCGTCAAAGATTTATTTAAATTTTGAACATTTAATAAAATGAACACCTTCCTTAGTTCAGAATTATAATAATTATGTGAAGTAGAGAAGTCTATTATTAGATTAATTAAATCATTGGTTTTAGATGGTTTAATATCTATTAAATAAATATCATTATTTTCACTATACTCTATATTATGTGATATCTTTTTGTTAATTTTTAGTACACTAAATATACTTGTATCATTACCATGAACTATTATATTCAAGTTTCTATTAACTAATAATTTATTTAAAATTGATTTATTAAATATCATAGATTTAAAAGATAATATGTGTTTAAATAAATCTTTTTAAACAATGTATACATTATGGGATACCTATCTATAAAAAATTTAGATGAAAATAAAATACAAATACTGAATACTAGTAAATATTATTCATTAAGTTACAAGCAATCTTACATTAAGTTATCATCAATTTTAATAGAATTAAACAACATATCAGTGAATATTAATAATGGTTATTACATCACCGTAAAAGATACAAAATCTATTAATGAATTAAAAAAATTAGATGATTTTTTAATCAAAAATATATTTAATTACAAAGGTATATTACATGAAAAAGATTCTGAATATTATTTATATCTTAAACAAAATAATTATTTAGATAAATTTATGAAAGATTTTACAGATGAAAAAATATATATTAATATCATAAAACTTAAAAAAACTGCGTCACGCATCTTTCCTATTGTTTATGTGCTATAGTAAATGAACAGGGAAGATGAATTTAAACAAAAATCATTAAAATTATTAGCTGATCCATGTAAATTAAAAGATAGTAAATATATTCCTAAGAATACTGATAAATTAAAAGATGAAATTGAAACTAAATTTAAATGTAAGATTAGTGATAAATGTTATTGTTCTATAATACAAGAAATAGAAATAATAGTAATTGTAGATAGTGTATTAAATGATATTATAAATCTAGTAAGCTCAAATCAAAATCCATAGAAACAGATTGGTTCTTAGATTGAATTATTTTTTTAATTTCACTTTTATCTATTTCACCATATTTAACAAGGTATAAAGATGCTATAAATGGTGATATAATTGTACCATCTAAACAACATATTAAAATATGATTATTCTCTAAATTAGAATCAATGAAATTTAATATCTTATCTTTATTTTGTCTAAGTGTATCAATTGAATTATATAAATTATTGGGTAAAGGTATTCTAACATTTTGAACGCCTTTATGTTCACTAAACTTATAATCGATTGTACAATTTATTATTATTTTTATTTGATTGTCTTCTATAAATTTTTTATTATACATGATATCTATATCACCTATCCATAATCCAGATAATACTTCTGTATATAACATTTAACAATAAATTTGATTAAAATTACTTAAAAATAACACAAATCTTTTAAGTGCTTAACTATGGATGATTTCTTTAGTTCTTTGGATGAAATATCTACTGTGAAAAAAGAAGTCATAAAAACATGCTGTGATGATACTGATAACCATTTACTAGGTGAAGGTATGATAATTTGTAAATGCTGTAATAATATTATTTCTAATATTATTGATACCGCAGAATGGAGGTTCTACGGTGCCAATGATTCAAAATCAAGTGATCCTACTAGATGTGGAATGCCTGTTAATCAACTTTTACCTGAATCATCTGTAGGATCATTTATATCTACTAGAGGTGGTAGGGGATATAGTATGAACAAAGTACGTAAATATCAGCAATGGGGTGGCATGCCTTATGCTGAAAGAACATTGCTAAAAGTATTTCAAGATATATCGAGAGTATGTAAAGAATCAAATATACCAGAAATAATCATAAAAGAAGCACACGTATTATATAAAATCGTATCTACAACTAAGATAACACGTGGTTCAAACAGAAAAGGAATTATTGCGGCCTGTGTATACTTTTCATGTAAAATTAATAATGTGCCCCGTTCAACAAATGAAGTAGCATCTATCTTTTCTATATCTGGAACAGTTATGACAAAAGGATGTAAGAAATTTCAAGAAATTATGCAATTAAATAAAGTTGATATTAATAGAATACATAATACAAATACTATTACCATAGATGATTTCATAGATAGGTTCTGTTCAAATTTAGATATGAATCATGAAGATATATCTAATATTAAACATATATCATATTTATCACATGTATATAATTTAATAAATGATAATACACCCCCATCTATGGCTGCTGGATGTATTTATCTATATATTAAAGAAGTAAATTATGATATTCATAAAAAAACTATTTCAGATGTATGTAAAATATCAGAAGTAACAATTAATAAATGTTATAAGAAATTAGAAATTCATAAAGATAAATTAATCATTTAAAATTGACTAAACCTATATTGGAACAAATGTATTTAATAAAAAATATACTATAACCACACATATAGCTTTAATAAATGTTGCTTGTATATTTAATCCACCTGTTTCTGTTATAAACATTGTTAATCCTTCCATCTTGAATAAATTATCAACAACATCTAAATTCATAGAAACTGCTAATACAAAAATAATTAACAAACTCTTCCATTCACCTTGTATTTTTTCTAAAATAGATTCATTTGAAGTATCCTTTTTATTTTGATTCATCATTGCTTGCTGTTGCATCATCATTTGCTGTTGCACCATTGCTTGTTGTCTCTGTGCCAACATTGCTCTATGTTGTTCTGGTGTTATTTGCTGTGGTGGACCTCCCGTCTGAGGCATACTAGGTTGCTGTTGTGGTTGTTCTGATGGTTTATTATTAAGATCATTTAAAATAGAATCAACTAACCTTGAATCTTCGTCATTCATTGAATTACCACCAAGTTTATTAATAGGAGTCCCCTGTGACATTTTTATAACTTAAAGTATTAAATTATTATTAATTTGTAAACGTATTATCGGGTTTTTTAGTAATATATGTGAAACCAACTAAAACAGATATTACTATAAATAAAATCATACTATTATCCATCTTTAAATAATAAATATATTTTAAATATCATTGTGAATAAATTTAAAAATAAAATATATTAATTACTTATAGAATGGATTTCGGACAAATCAGATTAGATAAACAAGAATCTGCTAGAAATATGATGTATCAAAATTCTGGTTATCAGTTTGAAAGAAGAGAAAAGAAAACATTAGTCTTAGATATTGTGGATTCAGCGTCTGTAGCACCATTAAGCACTACAACTGCATTTACTGTAGATTTATTTGAACCGCTAATAGTCGATAAATTATCAGATGTTTACATCGATAGTGTTTCTACTTACAATAGTTTATTATGCGATACTTCTAATAGAACCGCATTTAGTTTAAAAATAAATGAATTTAATGTTAATTCAAATGTGGCATCTACTTCATCAGGACAACAAATATTCAATAAAATAATAATACCCAATGAACATAATGATATAAACGAGGTTCATTCAGTCGTAATTCATAAAGGTAAAAAAATGAATTATGTTTGCTCTATTAACCCTGGTAAAATAACGAAACTTTCCGGTAAAATTACAGATTTAGGAGGTAATTCTATGTTTTCGACAACAAATAAAACTACTAAATTGTATAGTGTATCATTAACGAGTGGTGTAACCAGCGATGTAGCTGTAGGGACAAAATTTGATATGACTGTTGGTGGTGTAGCAGGGAAATCATTTGAAACAGCCGTCCATATTACAGAAAATTCTACAAAAATATACTTCATATCAGATGATGCTACAATTACAGGTGATATAGGAACCATTACATCTAATATAACTGCTATAGGGACAGGATTAAATGGATTAACACCCGATGACTCTACTAAGAGGTCTGGAGATTATCCCAGATTTACTGTAGAATTTATAATAGAATCGCGCTAATATCATGATTCATCATCACTATCCATCAGATATCCTTTAATTGGTTCTTGAACCGTGAATACCTTCTTCCTTGGACCACGCTTCCTACTTTGAATCTTCTGCCTCACTTCTTCATTACCTACATCACGATAATGAACAACTTCTGACCAAAATTTAATAATATCAGGGACAACTGAATTCCACCATTCCTTATCTCGCCTAACTAGCGTACATTCATAACGTGTTATCTTCCACCATTTTTCAACACATACACCTCTTTCACTAACAAATTTATTTTTCCAATTCAAGATATCATCTAAAGATGCTAACCAAGGTGAATATTCATATTCTATACCTTCATCTGTATAAAACTCTAGCACCAACCCTTTCGGTAAGTTATCACTAGTGTACCCTTTCACCAAACCATCATTAATCATAACATCTTTTTCATATTCCGAAACATCGTGGTATTCTTCAATCTTAACTTGTAAGAAATCGCATTCTTCTAAATCACAAACTTCAAGTTGTCCTTGCATCTGCATCCAATAATGTTTAGGAACTTCATGTGTAAACTCTCTCTTAGGAGGACACTTAATTTCCAACATTCTACCAACTAATCCGGGCGGTGAATCAATATCCGCTATTCCATCGGGCGAAGCACCAAATATAGATAACTTAGGATGAGGAATTAAACCAAATTCTACAATTTTTAGATTATTTAAGTGTTCATAAAACATTGTCGCAACTGGTTCATATTTTACCCCCCACTGCATAATATCTCTCGAAGCTTTAGATATTTCTTGTTTTTCTTCAGTTGTCTTAGATACTAGTAAATCGTCTCTTGTTTGAAAATGTCCTTTACCCAACGCATCTGCTAAAGAACTAGCTGTTAATAAGTTTTCCCGTATTTTATACCATTCTTCTGACCTTTGTTCGGGTAACTTTAACTCTTTTAGTTCAACCATAGTATTATAAATATGGTCTCGTTTACTATCTAAACCTTTAATCGTAACCAAAGATTTTTGAAACCAAAGTTCAAAGTAATTATCAATATAATATTCAATATCAGATGTTAAAATATCGTTGAATTCATTTATAATACGTTGTTTATAATCTACCATAATTTTAACTAAACGAGCATCAATATCTAAATTATCTGTATCAATAGATATAGCAGTTATATCTTTTTCTAACGCTTCTACGTGGTTTACGAAAGTATCATTTATTTTAGTTAAGTCCATATTAAGTTATATACTAGTTAGGTGTTTAAGTATTTTATCAAATTTACAAATTAATTAACTGGATAACTACTTCTATCATAGAATAACCCAGGTGCCATGTAAGGTTGTGTATATTCGGATAAGGACGAATTATGTCTAAATACACAATATCCACCTGGACAGTACTGCTGTGATTCAATTGTTTGTAAATCAGATGGGAAGTATTGCTCAGTTAAACCATCCATACCTTTACTCTCTAAATTATTTATAGTTCCATTTGATGTAGTGGCTGGATAGTATTTATTCAATAAACTAGTTAATGATAAAACATTATCTAGTTCATAATTCTTAACATCCATTTTAGAAGCATCAACTGCTATAACTTTATGTTGTTCTCGGTATTTATTATCTAATAAAGCACCTACATTTTCTTTGAAATTATTGCGGTCTAATAAGATTCCTTGTTCATTAAATACTATATCAAATCTATTCACTATATTGTTATTAGACGCATAATTAGTATTAACCGAATTAACTAATATTTCACCATTTAATACTACAAAATCTACAACAACATTAACCGTATAGTAATTATTTTTAGAAATAATAGTGACATCTAATATATATCTTTTATTGCCTAATGAATCTGTTTTTTCATAAACATTATTAATTTCTTGAAATTCATAAATATGTTCTGTTATACCATAAACACTTTTAAATATTTCATTGATTAATTTCTTAAATTTATTTTTCATATCTACAGTAATTGTATTACGTGTATAAAGTCTAACATAACATTTTCCAGTTAAACTAATTTTATCACCTCTTGAAAAATCACTTAAAACCGAATTCAAAATATGTTTAGGTTTAATGTGTGTTGGTTTATCGTGTGTTGGTCTATTGCTAATTGGTTTAGATTTAAAATTATCCATAATTAAATAACCGAGTAAAATAAAAAATATTATTAATAGTTCTTTCATATATAATCATAATAGATAAAATATTATTTATGATTTACATTCTAAATTTAATCATTTAAGATAACTAATTCTTTCTTTGAATTCAACATTTTTGTAATGAAATCATAACATATTGATATATGTTCTCTAGATCGTGCTCCAGTTATCATTACTTCACCGCTCATAAATACTACTATTGTTATCTTTTTACATAAACCATCACCTTCACCACACCCCTTACCAGTACAACACTTACAACATTTACATATTCCAGCATTTGATGTTCCATCTGTATCTTTGTTATAATAGTATTTAATGTTTACACCTGGATAAATACATGGTTCATAAGATGAATACATTCCGGCATATATAATTTCTCTATGAACAATATCTCTCTTAACTTTATAACCTATAAAGAAATCACTATTTATCATCGCAATATTAAATGGTTTAAATTCAATATCATCGCTATTCAATATTTTATATTCTGATCCTAAATCTAATTTCAAGATATATGGTATCAATTTGTTTAAAACCTTTTCACCATGATCTTCATATTTTAAGCCTGTCATTTGAATTTTACCATTATTAAACATTTTTACATTTACTATTTTATCACAATTAACATGTAGTGTTACTTGATTAAAGAATGTTTTTTGTTTCTTAGGAACACGTGGTTTCCTTTTCTTTTTATTAGATTCACCTTTAGTTCCTAATGATCCATGTTGGATAAATGTTAAAACATCGTTAATTACAGCATTCTTATATAAATTGTCTAAATTTATATCAGAATTGATTGCGGATACAGCAGTCATTGTAGATATCCTTAAGTTTTCCATTACCTACTTTATTAAGATAAAAATACTTTAAGTTAAAAAAATCAAATTTATATTTTACCTTTAATTATATCTTCTATATATCTAGTATATCTTAGTAATTTATTTTTATTCATAGTGTAATCAATATAATATGTTAATTTATCCTGTGGTATATCTGGATTTAAAATTCTGTAATGTAAATATAATATAGACCATGTTACACACATACCATTAAATGCATCTATCTTTGATTGTAATGAATAAGGTGGTTCATATGATGATGGTGATATATAAGTGTACTCTGGGAAGTTAACTTTGATAAATTTATTAACATTATTAGAAACTTTAAAATAAGCGTGAGTTATACTTTCTAATGAACTATTATTATGATATTTACCATGTGGTTCAAATAATTCTACCGTTTTTTTGTGGGTGTCAAATAGAATTATGTTAGCATGTGTGCCTGCTTTACCTACATCTATTTGTAAACTTAAAGGAATTAATCTATGAGTCATACAATTATGTATTTCATCTATAAATTCTTCTTTTCTGATGAACATATTAACAGGTTCTATAGATTTTAATATTTTTTTATCTGAATCAAAAGCATTGTAAAAAGTTACTTTAACAAATCCAGGATGTATACTATTATTATCTGGTATGCATACTAATTTTTGTAAATATTTATCACGAACGATTATTTTATTTAAGAAACTAAATGTATTATAATATTTTTGATAATTATAACTTATATTTCCCAAGGAAGCATCGGACCCTAGAGTAATATTATCAGATAATGGTACATCAATTATATTTTTAATAGGTTTCTTTTTTGTTTTATATTTTTTTTTCGCCTTTTTATTAGTAATAACCTTAGCTAATTTATTTTTACCCATATAATATAATATAATATAATATTATTTATTCAGCACCCGATTCTTCACTAATAGTTTTTTCAGAATCAGTTGAAAAATCTTGTTTATCGCCATCTGGTTTATCATCTACTGGTTTATCATCAACGGGTTTATCATCTACTGGTTTATCATCAACGGGTTTATCATCAACCTGTGTATCTTCTGAGCTATCAGGTCTAGCACTATCTCCCATAGCGCCACCCATCATTTGCATCATCTTCATTAAATCCATATTTCCAAAATCGTCTTGTTCTTCTTCATCTTCTTCATCTTCATCATCAGCAAACTGTTGTACTAAGCGATCTTTATTCATATCATCAGATGGAGCATACATGTATGCGAGAGATTCCATCGCATCACGCAAAAGATCTCTATCCATAGCAAAACAGTATCCGCCGCGGATCATAGATAATATTACTTCTATCATAGAATCATAATCATTTACTACTAATTCACCAGAAGTGACAAATTGATGAATAGTTTCATAAACATTATCCGAAGTTACTTTCTTGAGTTCAACCATTTTTTATAATTTAATTAATATATAAATTTATGATATATTAACGCATTATAATATTTATTAGCAACCATTTAATATAGACCATTGATTATATCTGTAAATACTTTCATCGAAGGTCTGAATCCATGTTCAGAATCAATTAAATTTAAACAATTTGTTTTGTTCATTAAATCATCGTCTATTAATTTTTTATATCCTAAAATTATATTAATTTGTTCAACTGTATATTTCTTAGATTTCTTAGATTCAACTGAACCATATTCATAATCTAATTTTTTCCCTCTAGATGTATGTTTCCATCCATGAATTATTAATCCACCATATGTTACCTTTGAATGACAACTTTTACATAACACTACTAAATTATGTTTATAGTTTTTATGGTGATGATCTATCATACCATTTTCATCTGCTATACACTGTTCTTTAATATGATGCGTTTCTTCTGGCAGACCACCACATACTTTACATTCATCCATAAAAACCTTTGAGCTATATTGTGATAACTTAGTTGATACTAAATTTTCTTTTTTATTTTGAATATAATTTAAAATATCAGAACATCTTTTTATAAAATCGGTAGGCATACCCATAGCTTCACATACAGTTAATCCGTAAATAGGTGGACCTGACCCTTTGCACAATTTTCTATCATATATCAGAATACCATCATCACACCGAATTTTTAAATGAAATATATTCACATTGTGTATTTCTTTTATTAACGGTATTTCAGTTAATTCGTGTAAATGCGATGTTATCATAAAAGATACACATTTATCTGATAATGTTTTAATACTATTTGAAACTATTGCTAGAGCAGATGATGATTCAGTTCCAGAACATAATTCATCGCCTAGGATAAGTGAATTTTCATCACACATTTGAAAGATTGATCTTAGTTCCATCACCTCAACGGCAAATGATGATTGAGATCTAAATATATTATCATTATTTAGAATTCTCGTGAATATTTGGGTATACGGTTTAAATCTAAATGAAGAACATGCTACATAGAATCCAGCTTGTGCTAAAATGACATTTAATCCAATTGCTTTCATTAAAGTAGATTTACCACACGCGTTTGTTCCAAATAATAAAATACCATCTTTAAAATCTTTACCCAATATAATATCATTTGTAACATACTCTGTATCTGTTGATATCCTTTCTACTATTGGATGCCTCATATCATAAGCTTCCAAACAAGCTTTATCTGATTCTATTATAACTGGTTTAGAATATCGATAATTTATGGCAACTTTAGCACCAGCACACGTTACATCTATTTCTGATATAAATTTATGAATTCTTAATAACATATCTTTGTATTCAGAATAAATAGTATCTGATATTTCTTGCCAGTAAGTTGAATTTAATTGTTTTATTTTTTCTGTGTTAGTTGATAATTCATCACTTAAATTCTTTATTTCTTCTGACTCTATAAAAACATTACTATTATCTTTGTTTGAAAATGTAAATGAAGATGAATGTATTTGATATACTATATCCCCTTTAGAATCCCTAATGTTTATCATTTGGTTTGGTATATTTTCAAATCTTTTACTTAGAACCTTAGACCTATTCTTAGTACAATACAAATAGTATCCAATCTTATCATTATGATCAAATTTACATGCCCCGCCCTTATTTGAATCTATAATATTAGATAATCTGCTACAAATTAACTCTAAATTTTTTCTCGATATCTCTGTAGTTACATATACTTCGTCTAAATCAGGATAAACACCCTGTTTAAAATATGGTTTATCTGTAGAAATCATATTCTTAAAATTAAATATATTGTTAATGTGTTCATAAAATTGCTTAAACTTACTGACATCTTCTACATATTCAGAAAAATGTTCTATTATTACATCAATCTTATTCAAAACATCTATAATTCTAATCATAAAATCATAAGATAATTTTGTATTTAAGAAAAGTTGTGGTGTTAGTGTATTTAATCCTAGCTTACGTAGCGATTTTTCAGTATCTGATAACTTTGAAATATCTGCTTTTAGTTCTTTATAAAAATTATCTTTTATGAATCTCTCAACCCTGGAATATCGTAAATTTAATACATCTGGTTCTATTGATGGATATAATAATCTTTCTTTTAATAACCTCTTACCACCAATAAAACCACATTCGTCGCATATTGAATATAATGATTCATTTTTACCTTTGTAATATGAATAATTTTGAATAACATTTAACTGTCTAACACCATTTGCCGCAATAGATAAATGTTTGATATCATTGATTTTTTCGGGGTAATTAATATTTTTAATGATATCTTGTTTTTGTTCATAAATGTACTGGAGCATGTAAATATATGAATTTCTTAACTGAGAACAATGAAACATATTTAATTCTTCTATAGGTGTAATTTGAGATTCAAAATTAAATACTTTTTGTAGAAATTCATTTTGATAAGTTATCACTTCTAAAATACTCTCATTATAATGGTTAATTTGGACGTTTTGAGTGTTAACATCCCAAAAATTCACAATATCATTATGCGTTAAATTAAAATTATTGGTTTGAAATATGAACTCTTTTGGAGAATAATAATTTATTAATCTACATAGTTCATCTTTCCAATAATCTTTATCTAATTTTTCATCTATCTGATAAACAAAATTATTACCAGTACTCACATCTATTACAGATATACCTACAGCTACAAATGTTATATTTATTTTTTCAATGTATACAGACATAATATTACTGGTTACATTATCAGAATAGTCCATAAAAGTTCCAGGACTTAGAATTTCTTTTACATCTCTTTCAGCACCAGATCCTTCGCTCAACTGATCTACTAAAACAACGTGATATCCATCATTAATTAATAGTTTTAAAAATTTATCAGCATATGGAACCTGAAATCCCCCCATTAAGGTATTATTAGTTTTGTTTGCTACAGCAATATTCATTATATTATTACAAATATGATGAATATTTGTTTCACCTAATTCTTCTTCTTCATTTAAAATAGCATAAATTTCATAAAAAGAACCAACTTGCATAAGAACAAGTGTTTTATCACCATATTTTTCCTTGTATTTATGTAAATAATGACAATATTCTTTAAAAATAGATGTTTTAGAAGTTATCATATCATGTATAGATTAATGATGTATTCTTTAAACAATTAAACGCGTTAATATTTAAAGAAATAAATAATATTTAAGTTATTAAAAATGGATATAGTTTCCCATAATTACTCATTTAACGTTCAAACCGTTCAATCTGGAGCATTCAGAATATTAATAGAAGCATTAAAAGACATATTAACCGACTGTAATTTTATCTTTGATTGTTCTGGTATCAAGTTGATAGCTACAGATAGTAGTCACAATGTTTTAATTCATATGAAACTACCCGCAGAAAATTTTGATTTTTATGAATGTAAAGAACAGTGTATTATAGGCGTTAATATGACAAATATGTATAAACTAATTAAAACTATGGGTAATTCTGATATATTAACATTGTTTTTAGAAAATAATAACCCTAATACCTTAGGTGTTCAGATTAATAATAAAGAAAAAAATTCACAAACTATTTACAAATTAAATCTTTTAGATATTGCCAATGAAAATATCCAAATACCACCAGCTACGTTTGAAACTGAGTTAACACTCCCTTCATCAGATTTCCAAAAAATTATTCGTGATATGACAAATATTGGAAATTTAATTGAAATAAAAAGTGTTGGAACAGATTTAATATTATGTTGTAACGGGGATTTTGCCTCTCAAGAAACATGCTTATCGGAGACAAATAATGGTTTACAATTCTCTAATTATGCATCGCCCGAAAAACCTATTCAAGGAATATTTTGCTTGAAATATCTATTATTATTTACAAAATGTACTAATATGTGTAATCAGATTCACATCTATATTAAGAATGATTATCCATTGGTTATAACATATTCTGTTGCCAATTTAGGTGATATTAAATTATGTTTGGCACCTAATGTTGCTTAAAAATATTACTTTTCAACTATATTATCTTTAATCATACAATCTTTTTCTAGTAAACAAGGAGAAACTTCTTTCATTAAATCCGTGTATTTACTTTGTTTATTTCTCATCCATAATTTAGCGATATTGAATTCTTTTTTTGGAGATATTGAGAATCCATTTAATTCTTCCTGATTTTCTGGGTCAATTAAAATATCTTCAGTTATACAATGTAATAGTATTTTACAAAATTCTTCCTTAATAGTTTGTCCTGGTATTTTAAATGATATACAACATCCTTCACTATTATCGGGATCTTCCCAGTTAGGAAAGATTCCTTCTCGCATTAAAAAAAACATACCGTTTTGTAAATGATTTGTTTGAACTGTTTCTTCAAAAATACTGTAATCGATTAAATTTGAAAATGTGAAAAACTTTGTATATGATGATTTTTTCCATGAACTATCTTTTATTGAATGATACCATAATATCCACTTTGTATTCAATTCCATTTATATATATTATGAGATATTTATTTTTAAATTTATTTTATTTTTAAATTTATTTTAAATTTATTTTACCTTTCTTTTAGATTTATTCTTAGATTTATTCTTCCTTTTATTCTTAGATTTATCCTTAGATTTATTCTTCCTTTTATTCTCAGATTTATCCTTAGATTTATTTTTCCTTTTATCCTTAGATTTATTTTTCCTTTTATTTTTAGATTTATTCTTCCTCTTTTTCTTAGATTTATTCTTATTTTTATTTAACTTGCCTGCTTGTAAATTTTTAAATCCAATTAATAATGTCATAGCTAATTCATTAATATCATCATAATCCATATCATTT